ATGCCCAAGCCGCTGCCGCTCCCCGATGACCTGCTGCCCCTCCACGCTGCCGCGCTGGAGGCCGACCGGGCGATGACCACCACCCGGGAAGCCGGCGGCGACGTGGACGCAGCCCGGGACAGGTACGTCACCGCGGCCCTGGCCCTGCGTGCCCACCCGATCTGGGAAGAGGCCCGGGCCGGCGCCTGCTACGCGCAGACCTGGCAGGCCAGCCTCGACGCGGCCAAGGCCAGCCTCGACGGCGAGGCCGCCTGACCCGTTTGGTCACAGCTCGGCCAAACCGCCCCCAAACGGCGCGGCCGCGCCGATACGGTCCCCCTCACCACCCGCACCACGTCCCAGGGGGGACCATGCGCCGCACCACCCTCACCCTCCTCACCGCCGGCCTGCTCGCCGCAACCGCCGCCTGCTCCAGCACCACCACGACCGGCAGCAGCACGGCCCCGGCCAGCACGGCCGCCGCCCAGCCAACCGGAGCCGCCAGCACGGCAGCGCCTGGCACGGCCGCCCAGGCAGCCGATGCATCCGCCGTCCTCGCGAAGCTCACCGCAGCCGTGAAGACCGTCAAGGCCGGCGTGCAGGTGACCGCCGACAACGACCCGAATCACCTCCTCGGCCGCCCCGGGCAGTACACGTCGAAGGTGACCTTCTCGGACTCGCGGATCAAGGCCGCCGACATCGAAGGCGAGAAGGAAGACTTCGTGAACCGTGGTGGCGCCATCGAGGTGTTCGCGAGCGAGGCCGACGCGAAGGCCCGCTCCGAGTACATCCAGGGCATCGTCAAGGGCATGCCGGCGCTGATGGAGTACGACTACGTGCGCGGCCCGGTGGTGGTCAGGGTGTCGAAGCTGCTGACGCCCGACCAGGCGAAGGCGCTGCAGGCCGCCGTCTGACCGCACGGAGAAGCGCCCCCGCTCTCTGGATGAGAGCGGGGGCCAACTGCGATCCGCGAGTGGGGCGCCGGGATCAGACCAGGCGAATCTCCCGCTGCCGCCAGAGATCGTCTATGAGGTCGAGCCCCTGCGCCGTCGCGTACACCACGGGGTAGCTGACTCCGCGGCCGTTGCTCTCCATCTTGACGACGAAGCGGCCGGACTGGGTGTGGGGAGCTCGGGGCATGTTTCGGCCCCCGCCGTTCGCGGAGACCTGTCGGCGGAAGATGTTGATCTCCACGAGCCAGTTCGTCATCGTCTTGACGTCAGTGCCGAGCATGTCGGCGACCTCGCGCATCCCAACCAGGCCGTCGGTGTTGAGGAACTGGTCCCACTTGCCGGCCTTCGGCGCGGCGACCTCCAGCTCCTTCACCAGTGCCTGCTCCCGCTCCAGGGCGGCCACGTACTGTCGGGCCATCTCCAGCTCGGACATCGGTCGGCTGGTGGCGATCTCCGCCTTACGGGTCTGGGCGGCGAAGTATGCCTGAGCCGCTGCAACCTGAGGCTTGTTAGGCTCCCCGTTCATAGCGACCAAGTAGGCCGCGTTGCGACTCAGACGGTAGTCGACACGAGCCGGTCCACTCGTGGACGAACCTTCCTGGGTTCGGGAAAATGCCTGCTCAGAGTAGGTCCCGACGTTCTCAGCGGAACGAACCGCTCGTTCGATGACCCGCAGGAAGTTCTCCCACTTCTCGTAGCCCATGATGGGCTGGAGGTCGCGCGCCGACCAGTACTCCTGACCGTAGTCGTCCAGACGCCGGATCCGATCGAAGGGGCTGTCCCCGTTCGCGCCATCGAACGAGGGCAGGGTAGGCTGAAGGTCTGACATGAGCACCTTTCGGGGTGTGGTGGCCCTGGCGAAGATGTAGGAGTCCGCGCCGGGGCCGTTGTCGTCCCCGGCCTGATGGGCCGTTCGAGTGATGTGATCCACACTAGCGCTGAGGTGTGGTCCCGACACCAGCCAACGCGCACAACGAAGCGCCCCCGCCAGCTCTCCCGGAGGAGAGCAAGCGGGGGCGTGATGGTTCAGTGGACGAGCGGGGCGATCGAGGCGACGACGGCGACGACAGCAGCGATCGCCGAGATCGTCGGCAGCGGCCACCGGTTCGCCTCCAGATGTCTCAGCCGGGCCTCGTGGTCGGCGAGTCTGGAGTCGACGTCTTTCCGATCAGCCGCGAGAGCGTCCAGCTTCGACTCCAGGCGGATCAGGCCGTCGCCGATCCTCCTCACCTCCTCGTACATCTTCGCGGGCGAGACCACGACGCCCAAGTCCGGCGGCGGGGTACTCACTCGCGGCTCCCAGCCGGCGGGTCAGCCTGCGGCAGCACGGTCGGCGCCGGCGGCTCCGACGCCTGCGGCCGGGCCATCTGGAGCCACGACGGCAGCCACGCGTCGACCTGGGGCAGAGCCATCACCCGGGTGAGTGCCGCAGCAGCCGCCAGCACCCCACCGACGCCAGGCAGCGTGTCCGGCAGGCCGGCGGTGTGAACGAGCAGAGGCAGATTGGCGGCGAGCGCCAACACCACGGCGACGGTGGTACGGGCCGTGCGACGGGCGGAGTCAGACATGATCAGTTTCCCTTCGGCGTGACGGTCAGCTGGATCCCAGCCGCGAGAGCCTTGGCCACGGCCGGGCCCACCGCCGCAGCGACCGCATCGGCGATCTTCTGCTCCAGCCCGAACGCGGCCAGCCGGTCGTCCACCACCGCGCCCACGCACGTCTGCGTGGTCTGGTGCAGCCAGCTCGCCATCGCGGCCACGCCGCTGTCCCCGCCAGGCGGCGTCTGACCGCCGAGCGCGTACGCGAAGAAGTTCGCGACGGCGTACGCGTCGCGGTCCGACGGCGGTCCGGAGCGGACGGTGTTCCGCACGATGTCTTCGATGGCGGCCTTGTCGGCATCGCTGAGGGGCATGTCGGTCTCCTCGGGTCGTGGGGCCCCGGCCTGAACCCACGCATAGAGGGCGTCGCCGGGGCAGTCAGTGCTGTAGCCGTCTCGGTGGCCGCGGATCTCGGGGCCGGCGGCGGCGTTGTGCTGGTAGTCCTCGATCGCGTCACGCAGGCCCTGCAACTGCGCGTCCGTCGGGACTGTGGAGCCGCTCGAGCCGAGCAGCGCGCAGATCGCGTAGTGCTGGGCGTTGAGGGCCTGGTCGCCGTTCGCTCCGGACCGCACGCCGTGCCCGCGGCCCTCGAAGCGGTAGCCGTGCTCACAGACCAGCTCGTTGTAGGCGATGTCCACCCAGTGCTGGACGGGGTCGGCCATGTGCTGGGCCTGGATCTTGCGGACATAGGCGGGGCAGGTGCTGTGGTCGCCGAAGGTGTACGGGCTGCCAAGGTAGTGGACCTTCACGCCCAGGGCGCCCGTCATCGGCGTGTAGGCGCCCGTCGGAGCCGCCGCACCCCACTGATCCCGCGTCACGCGAGCCGGGGCCGTCCACGGCGCCGAAGGAGTGGCCGCAGGGGTGGACGCGGGCGCCGCCGCACCGGCCCAGGCCCGCAGGTCGTCGATGCTGCCGTTGTAGACATCGCTGTCGAGCGGGTTGTCCGTCCACTGGTGGAACTTCCACGGCGCCTGGATCCGAGGGGAGCCGGCCTGCACATAGTCGGCGATCCAGAGGAAGTCCCCGGCGTTGTCGTCGGTCCTGCGCCACCAGTCGGCGCTCGTGTACAGCCCGACCCGGTTGTTCGAGTACCTCGCCTTCACCGCCGCCAGCCAGGCGTTCTTTGCCGCCGTCGCAGCTGAGTCAGTGACCGGCTGACCGTACGGCTCGAAGTCCAACACCAGCAGCTCGCCGACCGGGACACTACCAACCACCTGGCAGAAGTGATCGACTTCCCCGGCGACGGGGTTCTCGCAGTGGATGAAGTGGTAGTGGCCGACCACGATTCCACGATGCCGGGCTTCGGCCACCTTGGCCGCATAGCCGGTCTGCTCAGTCCGGGCGCCCTCAGTCGCCTTCACGATCACGAACTCGGCGTCGGAGGGTATCGAGGACTGGTAGTCGGAGACGTCATAGCCGCGCGCGAGCGCCATCAGGACTCCTCTCCCTTGCCGACAGCCTCATGGATACGCCGAAGATGCCGCCGGACCAGCAGGTGATGGGTGACGAACGCAGGCGTCGCCCAGATCACAGACGCCGCCAGATTGGGCCAGATCTGCGACCAGGCCGCCAGAAGCCAGCCCATCAGCCGATCAGCCCCCGGACGTAGACCGACGCCTCGAAGTCCGAGGCGGAGGCCGTGTGGACGCCACCGTGGCCTCGGTGGTGCCGTGCGCAGTACCAGACCAGGTTCGCGGCGGACTCCACCCACGCGCCGACCTCGTCCGGATTGCTGATACCCGGGTAGTCGGCCTCCAGAACAGCGAGGTCGACACCGTTCTGCAGGCTGAATTCCACGTGCGCATGGTGCAGTTCGAGGCCGCCGTCGCACTCGGAGGTGTCCCCGTGGCGGCGCTCCGCGAAGTGACAGACCGCCGTGTCCTTGGTGGCCTTCCGGAAGTGCTCGAAGTCCCGGTAGTGCGGGTCGCCCTCGCGAGGCGGATGGGCCGGGTAGTGGACGGTGTAGTGGTGAGTCGAGGCCTGGTCGTGGGCCGCAACGTCGCCGTGCTGGCGAGCGGACATGGTGTCTCCGGGCATGAAGAAGCCCCGCGGCGAGGGCGGGGCGAGCGAGGGAAGATCAGGCGGTCGGCGGGCCCTGCGGAGCGGCCAGCACCGGAGCCGCAGCCGGCACCGACACCTTGACCACGGGAACAGTCCAGCCCGTCGGCAGCGTCTGCGTAGCCGCCGGCTCCGACACCTGGGTCGTAGGGATCGGCTCCGGCGCGCAGTTGCACGCCGGCAGGTGCGCCGGGTCGGGCGCCGTACACGTGGCGAGGTGCACGTGCGCCGCGGCGTCCAGGGTGATCGCGTGCGTGCCACAGGCCAGCACAGCATCCGTGCCACCAGAGGCGTTACGGCGCCGCCACTGGACAACGGCAGGGCTCGAACAGCCGGCGGCGGCACAACCGAGGCTCGCGGGCAGATCAGGGCTCATATGTGCATCCAGATGACAGTCATGCCGGTCGCGACCGGGTTGGTGGACAGCGCGCCCCCGGAGGTCTGGTAGACGTAGCCCTCCAGGTAGTCGCCGACGGCCAGTTGGACGATCGCCGTTGCCTGGAGGGCGGCCGCGATGTCGGTACGAGAGTCGTCCGTACCCGCGTAGCCGAGCTTCACGGCCGTACCGTTCTTATGGATCTCCAGGGCACGAGCCCCGTTGGCGTTGGCCGTGAAACCCGCCGCGCAGGTCACCAGATACCAGCCGGCCGCGCCGGTCTGACAGGTGTAGCGGGAGTTGTTCGTGGTCGTGGAGTGGCCGCCGTACGTGTCGACGAGGTTCGTGTCGATCGCGACCGCGGTCAGGCTGCCGTTGGCGATGGACTGGGCCGCCGACTGGTAGCCCTCGAACATCGGCCGGTTCAGGAGGTACGTCAGACCGTTGTAGACGTTGGCGTTCCACAACGCCGAGGTCAGGTAGTTGCCAGGCACCTCGGAGGCGAGTGTGGGGATGGCGAGGCCCATCGGCCTACCCCCTTTCGGTCAGTAGGAGAAGGCGACGGAGTCGAACTTGGCGCTTGCGTCCCAGGTGGTGGGGTCAGTCACGCCGGTCGGAAGCGGCTCGCACACCACGTCTCCTGAGCTGTGCGACTTGGTGGTTGCCGCAGTGAGCGTGAGGACCGCGGTCGACCATCCGGACGTGGTCGCGGAGACCGACTGGACAGTGACGGTCTCCTGGTTGGCGGTGCCGAGCCCGAGGACGAGTTGTTGGCCGGCCCCGAGTTGAGCCGCCGCAGGGTTGGTGTTGTCCGCGCCGGCATTGATGGTGACCGTCGTGACGCCCGCCGCCGGGGATCCGGCCAGCGTGGTGTGGAACGAGGCGAACAACCCGTACGGGGTCAGGTCAGCCGGACTGCACTGCAGGGTGAGGTAGGCGTCGCCGTTGTCGCTGAACTCCCAGCTGATGGCCTCGACGAAGCACTCGATCTGAATCGTGCCGGCTGGGCTGGGCGGGCGACGCATCACCCGCACCCGCGTGCCGAGTTCGAGACCGAGGCAGGCAGCCCACGCGCTCGGGTTGGCGCTGACGTGGACCTTGAGGGCCGCGACCCGAACGGCCGGCTGCTTGTACCGCGAGAGCAGGTAGTTCGCAGCGTCCTGGCACTCCTGCGGGCTGCTGGAGTTGATGGTGCGGGTGAGGGACCGGGGGAAGTAGTTGCTCTGGGAGGTGGTGTCCGACCCGGTGAAGACCTGGTTGGTGGACGCCTGCGTGATCGTGACGACGTTGGCCAGCCGGGTGGGGTCGTAGTCCAACTGACAGTCCTCGTACGGGACCTCGCCAAGGTCAGCCCGCTCACCGAAGATCACAGACGGCGTGAGGGCGTTGTACCGGGCACTCCGGGCCCGGAACGTCACGGTCGCGTCGGCCGCCACGAAATGCTCGCCGTTCTCAGTGTCCACGACCGACTGCAGCGCTGTCATCGCGTCCTGACCTGCGACGGCCGCAGGCCCCATGCTCCGCGTCAGCCCGGACTGGATCGCGGTGGGGCCGGTGTAGCCTGCCCAGCCGAGGATCCGCTTGTAGCGGGCATCCGAGGAGTCACCCGCGAAGCTGTTCTTCCAGGCGGTGTACACCGCCGTGATGTCGGCCCCGGCAAACAGGAACGGCCACTCGGCTACATAGCTGATGTCCCCCGCGTAGCCCCAAAGTGTCTCGTTCCCGTACACGGGATCAACCCAGCCACCAACGCTGTCGAACTGGAGTCCGCTTGGCGTGGTCGAGGCCGGAACGGAGAACCAGTAGGCGAGCGTCCACCCGTCCTGGGAGACCATGACCTGGCCGAGGGCCTGGGAATAGCCGAACATCAACAGATGCCAGTTTCCATCGGCGCAGTTCGTGGCGCCTCCGGCCGGGTAGATGGCGGCGGCACCCGATGGGCCGCTGAGGTAGAGGCCCGGCTGGCCAGAGGAGTCCAGCGCCACCGTGACCTGCGATCCCGCTGGATTGTGCCCGGAGCGCTTGCTGTCGGTGCTGCACCATATGGTGGCATGGTCCGCAGGCAGTGGGCCGGTATAGCGGAACGCGATCATGCGCGTCCAGGAAGTCGGGTCGACCGGTCCCTTAATCCCCGCCTGATCCAGGGAAATCAGCGTTGCCGGATTGACGGCGAATGCGCCTGGGCCCGGGTTAGCGACCGTGGCCACCGTGCCTGTGCCGCCGGTATACGTGCCGCCGCTGGTCGCGGAGGTGATCTGGTTACCGAAGGTCAAACTTCCGGCACCGAACTTCGACACGATCAACGGAGCCGGCGAGTAGGCTCCCAGCGCATCAGCGCACGACTGGGACCCTTGAGGATCCGCGAGCGTGTACAAGTAGCGGGGCTTACGAGCGTCGATCTCCTCGGTCAGCGGGTCCCGGAGGATCTGCTGGCTGAACAGGCTGATGGCGTCCACGGAGGTCGTCTGGATGGTGCCGTACGTGCCGCTCATCGCCCACGACGACGGCCACCGCTCCACATACCCGGCGTATAGCGGGTACCAGGTGTTCGGGGCCGTCCAGGCCGTGGCCGTTGCGCCTCGCTCGAACTGCCAGCCGTCGATCTGAACGTTCGCTGTCGCCGATGCCGTAGCGGCGAGGGACAAGCCGGGGTAGGCGTAGGCGGCGGTCGGGTCGAGAGTGAGGGTGAGCGTGACCTGAGTCCACGCCGCGGTTGTCGACCCAACCAGGGTCACCGGCGTACCCGTGACCCGGGTGACGGTCCGCCCCGCAGTAGCCCAGCCAATGAGCGGCGTAACCTGGACCGTGGTCGACGGCGTTATGTTCCTGACCTGCATCTGCACCGTGTAGGCGACGGTCCGTTCGGTGGCCGTCATCAGGGTGTAGATGATCCGCGAGCCAGCGGCGGTTCCACTCGGCACGGACATCTGAAAGACGCGGCTGCCCTGCCAGGCGGACGAGCTGGCGACGATCTGCCCGTAGTTGGGGTAGGCGTCCGTGTCCGAGTAGATTCCGAGGCCGTACTGGGTGCCGGCGGTGCCGAGGGCGAATCCGCCGAGGTCACCACCAGTCGCCTGCGCCGGAGTGAGTAGGTTCTGCGTGGGCGGCCACTGGGCCCGCATCCGCAGGGGCTGGTACGGGGCGATGTGGCCGTACCAGGGCCCCGAGGTGTTGAGCGGGTCCAAGGCCCCGTCGGTGTTGACGAGTGCCAGGTCGACGGTGCCGGAGCGGATCTGGTCCAGCTCGTACTGCCGGCCACGCCGGATCCCGACCCGGCCTCGGCTGCGGGACGTCAGATCCGTCAGGATCTCAGACGGGACCGATGCACCGTTGACGCCCCAGGTAGCGCCCCAGGCGTACTGCATGAGCGGCCAGTTCGGGTTGGTGGCCACGGTTCCTCCTATCGGCGCGCGTAGTTCTGCCAGGTCGTGCTGTTGCGCATGCCGAGCTGGTACATCTGCTTCTCCAGCACGTCGCGGAGATCGGCCTCGGAGAGCACCGACCCCTGCACGGTCACGTTGACGACGTAGGTGGGTGCGCCGCTGCCCGTAGCAGTGCCAGCCATGGCGAGCGCGGGGGCGCCGGCTCCGGCAAACCGGCCGGTGAGACCGTCGGCGAGACCGGTCATGGAGTTGATGGCGACCTGACCGTGGTCGTCGATCCCCTGGGCGATGCCGTGCGGGATCCACTGACCGACTTCCTGTGCGAAGACCTTCGACGGGCTGGAGATGCCGAGGAAGCTTTTCGCGGCGTTGAGGGCGTCGTTGGCCAAGTTCTTGATCGCGTTCTTGAGCCAATTCCAGCCGCCCTCGATACCCCTGATCATTCCATTGATGATCTCTGTGCCGATGCTGGCGAAGCTTCCCGCGATTTGTTTCGCCGCGTTCCATGCACTGACCAGGCCGTTCCAGATCGCTGATGCGATGTTGCCGACGACGTTCGCAACGGAACTTGCCGCGCTCTCAATCGGGCCGACGATCGCCCCCCGGATCCACTCCCAGAGGGAGCGAGCGACGCCGAGGATGCCGTGCCACACAGCGGACAGCCAACCCGACACCATGTTCCACAGGCCGACCAGACCCTGCCACGTGTCGACCATCGGGTTGATGACCAGCCACTTGATCGCACTCCACACGAACGAGGCCACGCTAGAGATCGCGTTCCACACGCCCACCAGAAAGTCCCGGACGGCATTCCACACCGTCGTGGCAACGGAAATGATCTGCTCGTGGCAGTGATTCCAGATCGCGATGATGACGGCCAAGACCGGCAGGAAAATCACCAGCAGCAGCGGCCACCATTTCCGGAAGAACCCCGAGATCGCGTTCCACACCGTCGTCGTGACCGACGCGATCGCGTGCCACGCCGCCTCGATCCCGTGCCACACCGCAGCGGCCGCACCGACCAGCGCTGACCACACCGACTGCAGTGTGTGCCACATCGACTGAGCGGCCTGCTCGACACCGCGGAACGCCGTCTGGACGATCCGCCGGAAGGCTTCGCTGTGGCTGTAGGCGTAGACGAGCCCGGCCACGAGCGCGGCCAGCCCGATGACGATCAGCATGATCGGGTTGGCGTCCATCACCGCGTTGAGCGCGGCCTGCGCGACGGCCATGGCCTTGGAGGCGGCCGCCGCGAGCTTCGTTCCGATTTCGAAGTCCCGCACGGCCGTTGTCGCGGCGACGAGCCCGCGGCCGATGTCGGCGATACCCTTCACGGCCCCGACGACCGCACCGGTCGCGAACCTGATCACTGCCGCCGTCAGGACTCCGCCGATCACCGCGGCCAGGGCCTCGGCCACTCCCTTGTGCTGTAGGAAGTAGTTGGTGACCGCCAGGACGACCGGGATCAACTTGGTGCCGATCGTGATCGCCGCGACTTCGAGGCGCTCTTTCAGCTGGGACATCTGGAAGTTGAACGTCTGCTGGATCTCGGCCCAGCCGTGGATGTCCTTGCCAGCGTTCTTGCCAGCCTCGCCGACAGTCGCGACGTTCTTCTGGAAGTCGGCCATCGACTCCCCGCCGAGCATGAGGGCGGTGTTGAGGCCGGTAGCCCCGCCCATCATCTTCTTCATGCTCGCGTTGAAGGTCTCCTCAGCGGGACCGCCTGCCTTCAACTGCTGGTTGAACCCCTGCGACTTGTTGATCAGCGTCGCGAACTGCGATGCCAGGTTGGCCTGGTCGACCGGCAGACCCTTGAGGGTCGACCTCCAGTCGCCCATCGAGATCTTCCCGGCCTGGAACTCCTTGGCCACGTCCTGAAGCGACTTCGGCATCGACGCGAGCATCGCGTTCGCGTCCGCAGCGGCCTGCTTCGAGCTGTTGAAGGTCGACAACAGCACGGTGCCGGCCGGGCCCATGTGCTGCAGGATCGCCTGCTGCAGCATGTCGATCGTGCCGGTCAGGCCTCGCTCGCCGAGCTTGGTGGAAATGTCGACCGAGCTGAGCCCGAGGCGCTGCATCTCCTGCACCGCAACGTTGTTCGGAGCCTGGAGCGAGCGAATGCTGAACGCCAGCTCCTGGGTCGCCTCACGTGCCGACGTGCCGTGGTTGGTCAGCGTGGCGATCGCGCCGCCGATCTGATCAAACCCAAGGTGTGCGGCCGATGCGATCGGCAGGACCGTGGCGAGACTGCTGGAGAACTCGCTGAACGTCATCTTGCCTGCACCGACCGCCGCCACCATCTGATTGGTGATGGTCGTCGCCTGCTCGGCCGGCAGGTGGTACGACTTCAAGGCGCTGGTGACCGCGTTGGACACCTCAGCCAACGGCGCCTGCTCGGCGCGGGCACCCTCCGCCGCCGACTTCAAAACCGTCAGGCCGTCAGCCCCGTGGAACCCGGCGGACTCCACCAAGTACATGCCGTCGGCGAGTTGCTTGGTGCTGGTGCCCGTGTCGACGGCGAGCTTCTTTACGCCCTCGGAGACCATGTTGAGGTTGGCCTGGGACTCGCCCGCCGTGGTGGTGAGCTTGAGCATCGACGCCTGGAAGTCGCCGGCCATCTTGATGCTGACCCCGGCGACGGCGACGCCTGCCGCGGTGGTGGCCGCGCCGAGCTTCGTCATCATCCCGCCCAGGCCACCCATCCGGGCGGTGAACGACTCGCCTTCCTCGGACGCTGTACGCAGGCCAGAGCTGAACGGAGCCGTCTCGACCCGCAGGATCGAGTACAGGTCTGCGACCTCGGTAGCCACCCGCAGCCCTCCTCTGGACGAGTTGGAACGGGGCGGGTGTTCAGGTCAGAGCCGTGGCCACCCTGGGCGGAACACGGCTTGGAAGACCTGGGGCAGGACCGTGGTACGTACGAAGCGCACCGCCGGGCCGAGGAACGGATAGGTCGCGCCGTTGCGCAGCCCCGTCTCCAGGTACAGGCCATACCGGCTCGACGGGGTCCGGCCGTACGGGGGTACCTGGCCGGGCTTGGTGCCGACCTTCAACTCCCAGCCCCCTGCGGTCCGAACCGGAGTCGTGCGGGCGATCGAGCGTCTGAGCGTGCCCGACACGATGGCAGGACCAGACCCAGGCCGGGCCGGCGTGGGGGTGCCGCGGGGGTGCGAGCCCGACGACGCGTTGATCTGCGCCTGGCGCACCGCCGCGTCACCCAGTTTCAGCAGCGCCTCACGTGCCTTGGCCTCGCCGGCCGCGCCAATCTCCACGAACAGCCGTGTGAACATGCCGGGCCTCAACTCGGGCACCACCACCACCCCCCCCGGCTACCGGCGGTGCGCCGCCTGCGCCCGCTCATGCTCGTCGCGTTCCTGCTTGGCGATCAGCGCCAGGAAGTCCACGCAGTACCGGCGCACGTAGTCGGGAGTCTCCTGCAACTCGGCCCATGACCAGTGCATGCGCCGCATCAGGATGAAATCGGTCCACTCCGGTGGCTCGGCCCCGGAGTTCCACGTGCCGTCGAGGATCGACTCCACAGGCGCGAGTACGTCCTCGAAGTACGGGGAACCGGGGCCTACCTGGGGTTTGCCGCGTTGCCGATCTCCTCGGCCAGCAGGTTCACGGCGGCGATCGGCAGTTTCGCGACGGTTTCCGGGCTCGGGGAACCGAGCGGCTGCTGGCCGCTCGCCTCCAGGCTGGCCATCAGGTCGGCGAGGTCGCCGCCGGCGGGCAGGCCGTCGGGGACGGCGACATCGGTCGAGTCGTACATGCCTCGCCAGTCGACGATCAGCGCGGCGAACACGGCGTGCATCGCCCGGCGTGCTGCTTCCCGGTCCACGGGCTCGCCCGCGGCGTTGACCTCGATCGGCTCCGGCTCCAGGACCTCCGGCGGGACGAGCCGCGGGTTGCGGATGAGGATCGAGGCGTCGTCGCCGAGCTCGGGGATCCGCAGCAGGATGAAGCGGTTGGCGTATCCGGACATGTGGTTGGTGCTCCTTGCGGTTGAGGGCTGCGCGCGGTGCTCAGTAGGCGGTGGTGTTCCAGTTGAGGAGGGTGGCCTGTATGGCGCCGCCGTCGGTGGTGTTGTAGATGCCGACCAGCGAGAAGTCCGCCTGGGCGTAGGTGGATCCGAGGTCCCGCTTGCCCTTGAGGTAGCCGCTCTTGCTCATGGTCAGGGCGAGGGACTGGCCGCCGCGGGCTACGGGCTGCTGGAGGGTCGCGGTGGTCGCGGTCTGGGTGTAGTTGAGGTACAGGCCGAGGTCGGTCTGGTTCTCGAAGATGGCCTTGTAGGTGCCGTCGCACTCCAGTGGTCCCGCGAAGATTTCGCGCGGCGCCTGCACACCGTCCGAACTCTGGATCGCTTCGACGGCGCGCTTGACGGTCAGGTCCAGCGTCAGGCCGCGGGTCGATGCCGCGCCGGCGTTGGTCATCAGCCAGGACCAGCCGAGCAGCGGGTCGAACGTCGAGAACGACGGGGTCGCCGACGACTGCGTGGTCGAGGGCATGGATGTCGCCTTGACGGACAGCTGGAGCCCGCCCTTTGGGTCGATCTTGAACTGCAGGTCGCTCCACCTCACGTAGCTGCAGCTGATGGTCTGGGTGGTGTCGTACAGCGTCAGGCTGTACGTCGGCAGCGGGCTGGTGGACTGCTTGAAGGTGTGCGTGGTCGGTGTGCTCACTGCCACGCTCGACGCGTGGGCCAGCTGCAGCCCGACCCGGTTGGCGCCGATCTTGCCGAGCACAGTGGTCACGTTCGAGGTGTACGGGCCGGTGCCGGTCGCGGCACCGTCCGTCCACGCGTACTCGGTGTTGCCAGCGGTGTCGATGCGGATAACCGTGCCGGCCGGGAGCGACGCGGCGGTCGTGATCGAGGTCGCGCCGATGCTGGTGGGCGCCGACAGAGTCGTCGTCGTGGCCGGCGTGACAGTGTCGGGCCCGATCACGGCGGTGAGGAAATGCCCGATCAGGTCCGGGTAGGCGAGCAGGTCCAGGGCCCAGGTGGCGTGCACCGTGCCCTGGTAGACGCCCTGCAGCACGGTGTCGTTGCCGCGGATGCTCTCGTCCTTCACCTCCGTGAAGGCGTCCTCGAAGTCACCCTTGAGGAAGGGGATTCCGATGGTCGGCGCCACGTAGGTGCCGGCCGTCGACTCCCGGGCGAGGCCGAGGGTTGCGAGGCGGGAAAGCTGGGTCACAGCGCGGTCTCCTCACTGGGCGAGGCCTGCGCGGCGGCGGCCTTCCTGCTGGGCTTGGCAGCCGGCACGGGGCCTGGCTGCTCGGGTACCGGCTCGAAGCCGGCGATCGGGGTGGGCCAGTCGACCAGCTCGCCCGGCGCCACGGTGGCGGGGATCGCGGGGATGTCGACCGGGGCGTCGTGCAGGGATCGCTGCAGCACGCGGTGCCTCCGGGGCGCAAAAAGGGGAGTGTCAGCCGGTGAACTCGGCGTCGTCGGCGAAGTAGGTGATCTCGGCGCGGAACTCGGCGTCGGCCGGGACAGTGGCGGCAGGGTCCTCGAACCGCACGTCCACCCAGTGCGGGCTTTCGGCGACGGAGCGGAACCGGCCGCCGTGGGAGTGGTCGCCGGGAAAGGCGCCGATGCGGGCCAGGACGTCATCGACTGCGGAGTCGAAAGCCCGCTGGTCGGCCTCGGAGGTGCCGCTTCCGCTGGACAGCGGCCACACCAGCTTGAGGTGGAACTCGTAGGTGGCCATGCGGCGCTGGTTGGCGAACCGTTCCTCCCGGATGGTGCGCCGCAGCACGAAGACGTTGGAGCCGCGCCGACCCGGGGTTCGGGGCATGTATGCCTGGACGTTCTGCCACTGGCCGCCAGCAGTGGTCAGCAGGGCGGGGAGGCCGTCACCGGACGTGGTGAGCCAGGCGACCTCGCGGTCGACAGCGTCAGCCGTGGACACCGCTCACCTCCTCCTGCGCCTGCGCCACGTTCTTGCGCGGTGGTGGACGAGCGTGCGGCGCCGGTAGTGGCGGTGGATGGAGCGGGTCGCGCGGCGGCGGTGGTAGCGCACCTGCAGCGTCTTGAGGGAGGCGTTGCGCCGGGTGGCACCGGGGTGGCGGGCGTGCGGACGGTGCGCTCCCGGGTGACGGCCGGGGTGTGTGCCCGTGTGGCGGGCGCGGTGGGCGTGCAGGCGGTGGGTGTGTGCCGCGCTGGCCTTGCGGCGCCGGTGGGGGGATCCGTGCTTCCGGGCGGAGGCGTGGCGGTGGCGCGCCAGGTGATGCCGCGGGTGCGTGCCGTGCCGCGGATGCTTGCGGCCCTTGAGTCGCGCGGAGATCTTCGCCCGGGCCGCGGCGCTGAGCCGGTGCCCGGCATGATGGCGGCCCCGCAGCCGGGCCGAGATTTTCGCCCTGGCCGCAGCCGACAGCCGATGCCCCGGATGGTGCCGGCCGCGGAGCTTCGCAGCGATCTTCGCGCGCGCCGCCGCAGACAGCTTGTGGCCCTTCGGATGACGACCCCGCAGCCGCGCCGAAATCTTGCCGCGGGCCGCAGCCGACAGCCGGTGCCCCTTGTGCGGGTGCTTCTTGCCCCGCATCCGCGCCGACAACTTGGCCCGTGCCGCAGCCGACAGGTGCCGGTGCGACGCGCCCCGCATCGCCTGATGGCGGCTCGCCCAGGCCATCAGCGCCTCGTGTACGGGGCGAGCATCTCCAGGGCGTCGGCGCGCAGAGCATCTGGGTCGTGGCCGCTGCGCCCGTCGACCGGGTCGAGCTGCTTCACGGCCATGGACGCGGCCATGTACTGGCAGGCCTGCACCAGATCAGCGGGCACCGTGCCGTAGCCGCCCCCGTACGTCACCAGGATCGTGGTACCGGGCGGCACGAACGTACCCAGCTGGAAACGCACGTGGCCGGTGTCCGGCTCGTACTGCACCGTCGAGGTGTTGACGGTCTGGGTGCCCGAGTACGAGCGGGCCAGGCTGAGCGCGGTGATGCTGCCCGTCCACATCTCCGGGTACCGCGGCGGGAACTCGCGGACCCAGAAGTGGCGCACCAGCAGGGTGGATCCGAGCGACTGCGCGCGGGAGAAGCCGAGCTGACTGGTGGGGTCGAGCGGCACGTACGCGTCGAGGGCGTCCTCGACGTCCATGGCCTCGGCGCGCAGGGTCTCGGTGACCCCGGTGAACGGTGCGAGGCGGCGGTCGCATGCGGACTCGCAGGCGCGGGTGGCCTGCAGCATCAGGTTCGACTTGGCCTGTGTCGAGTACCCGGAGACGAGGTTCGCGAACGGCCCTTCCGTGAAGTTCGCGACACTGGCGAGCGGGGTGGGGTTGTCGACGGCCACGGTTCACTACCTCTCACGCCAGGGCGGGTGTCTACTCGGTGGCGGCCTGCTGGTCGGGCGTGCGGCGGGTGTACTTGCGCTTCGGCGGCTCGGTGGCATCCGGCGGGCCGGGCGCTTCCTCGGCCTCGGCCGGCTGCGTCACCGCCATGTGCGGCACGTGCTCGAACCCGGCGTCCGGGATGGCCAGCAGCTCGACCGCCAGCTCGTCCGGCACCTCCACGACGTCGTCCGGCGTCGACCAGGTCAGGCCGCCTGGCGCCGATCCTGGCGCGTTCTTCTTGCGGAGCTTCATCGGGGGCGAACCCTTCATCGTGTTGAAGTCGGCCGTGTGGCGGGCGCCCGCCCTCTCACAGCGGGCGCCCGGGGGTGCTACAGGCTCGCCGACAGGCGGGAGAGCCGGCCGACGTACTTCGGCGCCCGGCAGGCGAGCGTGGTGTCGGTGACCACCGCGAACGGCAGGGTGTCCGGGGCGGTGACGGTCGGCGCGAGCGGGATGATCTGCATGTCGCGCGTGTACGGGCGGACGAGGAAGTTCTCGTCGCGGGGCACCAGGTAGACGTCTTCCTGCGGGGTGTTGCCGGTGCGCGGCAGGGCGCCGGTGTTGGTGCCGACGTAGGCCGACGGGCCGGTGTTGCCGGAGGAGTTGGTGAGGAGGTTGGCGCCGGTGTCGATGATCGACGTGGTGGCGGTGCCGGTGGTGTCGAACGCGTCGACGGTGCCGATCAGGGATTCGGTGCCGGTCGCGGTGGACCGGTAGACCTTGTACATGATCGGGGAGAGGCCGTCGGGCAGGTTCGTCGGCGTGGAGAAGCTGAGGGTGACGGTGCTGGTCGAGCCGGTGGTGGTCTGGGACACCTCGGCGGCCGACAGGATCTCGCCGAAGCGGGCGACGACCGCGGAGACCCGGTAGTAGTACGTTGCCGCCGCCAGCGAGCCGCCGGTGGTGGCGGTGGCGGTGGAGACGGTGCTCATCTGCGCGCTTCGGGTCGACAGGAACGACGACTTGACGATCGGGATGTCGCGGTACGTCGGCACGTTGAGGCCGGCGCCGATCGTGGTCGTCGGCGCCTGGAAGCGCTGCTGGGCGACGAGCGACTGGCCGACGGCGGACGCCATCCTGGGGCTCATGACGAACATGTAGTTGCTGCCGATCGGCATCGCGGCGTTCGTCTCGACCAGGTCGATGAGCTGGTCGAGGTAGTGCAGTGCGAACGACGCGTTGATGTCCAGGGCGTTGACGAACGCGTTGGAACCGGTGCCCGCCGACCAGTTGGACACCAGGTAGTCCAGGCCGGAGCTGATCGGGTACTGGCCGTTGGCGGTGGCCGGGTCGTTGCCCCAGATGAACGAGTTCTCCAGCGTCCACAGCATCGACGACATGGTGCCGTCGAGTTCGAGCTGGCGCAGGTCGCCGACGATGTCGCGGGTGACGACCTGGGCGTAGCCGGTGACGGAGCCGACGGCCTGGTAGAGCCGGACGTTGAAGACGGCCTGCTCGTAGGTGCTGTTGCCGATCGGGCGGGCGCCGCCGTCGACGACGCCGCCGCTGTCGGGCCGGTTGGTGCGGCGGTTGAAGAAGTACTGAGTCGAGTTCCACTGCTTCGTCGGGATCGCGGCGAGGAGCGGCGCGTACCGGCGCTGGTACTCCAGCAGCAGCGGGGAGATCGACTTGGGGATGAGGGGGGAGACGGTCCCCGCGGTGGTGATGGCTTCCTGCAGCTCGTTCGGCACCGGAAGCTCCTCCTGTCATGCGAAAGCCCCGCTCGGCGTGGCCGGCGGGGCGTTGGTCTGTGGGGGTTGGGGGTGCTGCCGGTGCTAGGCGGCGGGCTTGGGAGTGACGCCGAAACTGCCGAGGATGGCGTCGGCTCGGCTGGCCCACATCTCCTCGCTGGTCGGCTCGGCCGGCTGGTCGGACTCGCCGACGCGGTAGCCGCGGCGTCCGGGGGTGCCGAACTCGCGCAGGAACTCCTCGCGGAGCTCGTCGCGCAGGGCGGTCTTGAGGGCTTCTCGCTCGCTGACGGCGTCGGTCTGCGGGGCGGGGGCGGCAGTCTCGGTGACGCCGTCCTTCGCGTCGTCCTTGCGGGACTCCTTGGCGGTCTTCTTGGCCTTGCGGGACTCCTTGAGGCCCTGCTTGACCGGCTCCAGCTGCTCCTGCAGGGCGTTGCTGAACACGGCGCCGAGGGCCTGGATGTCGGCGTCGGTCAGGGACCGGGCCGGGGCCGCGGTCTCCTGGGTGGTGGGCTCGCTCATGGCGGGCTCCTCCTCCTGTGTGGTGGGTGCGGCCTCGCCCTGTCCGGGCAAGGTGGTCTCGGTGGTGAGGGCGGGTGCCAGCGGGGTGGATTCGGCGGCGGGCCTGGGAGGCGCGTCTGCCGTCTCCTTCGACGCGGGCTTGTTCGCCTGCGCGGTGTCGCCGTCGGTGTCGGCGGCGGGGGCTCCGGCGATGTCGATGTCGGCGTCCATGTCCGGGTCCATCGCGGCGAGCGCGTCGCAGGCGGCCTGCATGGCGGCGGCGGTGATGGTCCGCAGCTCGGCGGGGTCGATGCCGCACGCGCGCAGCGTCAGCGACACGGGCCCGTTGTAGGCGTCGACGCAGAATCCGGCGGCGCCGGCGGGCCCGTCGGGGTAGTACTCGCGCACGTCCGAGTAGCGGGTGGTCTCCTGCATGGAGCCGTCCTCCATCCAGTGAGGGGGGATCAGGTCGTTGTGGCCGAGGGCGTGGGCGCGTTGCATGACGTGCAGGCGCCCGGCGGGTGTGTCGGCTTCGCGGATGGCGCGGCGCACGCCGGCCCGGCTGCGGATCGGCGGCCCTTCCTCGCTGACGGCCTCGACCAGCGCTTCGGTGGACTCGCTGATCGGCGTACGGCCACCGGAACTCTCGCTCGCGCCAGAGGCGTCCGGCGTGTAGGAGGCAGTGGTCACGGAGGCGCCGAGCACGCCGGGTGTCGCCGTGAAGTCGAGGGCGTCGATCTCCAGGCCGTCGGCGGTCGTGACCTGCTGGCCCTCGTGGGTGATTCGCCGTACGGGACCGGTCCAGTAGCCGTGGATGCTGACCGACCGCAGCGCCGGGGCCGCGCCCTTGGCGGGGACGACGAGGGCGGCGATGTCCCGGCCGTGGCTGGTGTCGTACAGGGCCGCCTTGTAGGTGGCGGATCCGTCCTGCTCGGTGGTGACGTCGGTGAGGCGGCCGACGATGCGGGCGGAGTCGTCGCCGGCGTTGTGGTGGGTGCGCATGACGATCGGCAGCCCGTCGGGATCGGCGATGCGCTGGCGCATCGTCTCGACGGCAGAAGCGATGAGTTCAGGGGTGTAGAGGCGCCGGTTGCGGGAGACGCCGGGGCGCAGCATGGTGCCGGAGATGGTGGCGATGGTGCCGGGCATCAGCGTCCCCTTCCGGTCTGGCGCAGTGGCGGGGTGATGGTGGGGCGCGGCCTGCGGGCGCGGGCGGTGGTGAGCAGGCGCAGGATGGCGGCGCGGACGTCGGGGTCGTGGTCGATCGCTTCCGCCAGGGCGGCCGTGAAGTCGGCGTGTTCGACGTCGTCGGTGGTGATCGCGCGGGGGCGTCTGGGGCGCTCGTACATCGCGGTCTACCTGCCGATGACGGAGGCGGAGAAGGTGATCGCGGTCGGCGATCCGGTGGAGGTCCAGCCGAAGCGGGCGGTGCCGGTCAGGACGGCGGTGGCGATGCCGGTTGCGGCGGGGAACGGGCCGATCTGGACGCTGGTGGCGCCGGCCGAGGTCAGTGCGGTAGAGGTCCACACCCGGTACCACACGGAGTCGGCGCCGAAGCGGTCGATGAAGTACGTCACGCTGGGGCTGGTGCCGCCGGTGAAGGAGGTGAGGGTGATGTCGACGGCCAGCGCGGAGACGGTGCTGGTGAGGAACGATGTGCCCGTGTTGGTGACGGCCTGGGCGGCGGACACGTAGGTGAGGAACGTGGTGAGGGTGGAGGCGGCGCTGCCGTCTACCTTGACCGCTCCAGCTCCGGTCAGGGCGAGGGCGTTGCCTGATCCGTCGGCCAGCGTGACCGCAGGGTAGGTGGACACCGGATTCCTCCTCAGGCAGGGGCAAGGCAGCAGCGGCAGTTGGGGTGCTGCGGGAGCCGTGGGGCAGCGAGCAGCGGATATGGGCTGCCGGTTTCGGCGTCGGAGCAGGCCTGGCAGACGCGGCCGTCACCGGCGGTCATCCAGTCGACCGACTGCCGCCCGGCGGAGTAGTAGGCGTTGAGAAGGCCGAGGCCGTAGGCGGCGGACACGGCGACGTCGATGGCGAGTGCGAGGCTCAGCCCGTCGCGGACTGTGCGGGTTGCCGTGTCGGGGTCGCCGGTATCGGCGAGGATCCGGCCGGCTCGCCGCGCGGTCGCGGTGACGGCGGCGGTGAGGGTGGTGGCGGCCGTCATGTCGGCCTGGGTGTCGGTGAGGTCGGCGCCCGCTACGGTGTCCACGCTGTCGTCGTCGCTGTAATCGGCGTCGTCGTCCGGTGCGGTGGCCAGGTGGCGGCCGGCGGCGAACCCTGCCCGGTGGGCTCGGATCGCGGCGGCTCGGATCGCGGCGCGGGTGTGCAGGAGGGGCCAGGCGGCCAGGGCGGCGAGAACGACGGCTGTGGCGGCCTCGCGCTCGTCCCGGCTGGCCGACTCCAACGTCCATGCCTGCGGCCGGTCCACGGTGAAGTCGGCGGTGTCCTGCCGCCAGGCGGCGAGGACAACGTCGTCGGCGGTGCGGTGCAGGGCCTGGCGGCGGGCGTAGACGGGCCGCCAGGCGCCGCGGGGGTCGGAGAGCTTGATCGTGGGGTTGCCCACCGCGTCTCCCCCTTATCAGCCGATCTGCTTGCCGATGAGCGGTGCGACGTCCTGCGCACGGGTCGGGTGTCCACCCACAGCTGTCACCCCCTTCTATGCGGCGCAGGGGACGAGGAACTCGTCGGGTTTGCCGAGACCGAGGCGGGCCATGTAGATCTGCACCTCCGCCTCGGTCGCGAAGCGGATCCTGGCCCCGCCGCGGTGCGCGTACCAGCGGCACTCGAAGCCGCCGAGTGCGTCCGGGTCCTCGACCTCGTCGGTGCCCCGCACGGGGGTGAGCGGCGGGTAGTGGCCGCGTTCGCAGTCCCGTGCCAGCGAGGGGACCGGTTTGACCGTGCCGCAGTCCGCGCACCGGTACCGGTCAGCCGCCGATGCGGGCGAGTGCCTCGGCGAGGTGCTGCCGGTAGAGGTCATCCCAGGTCTCCTTCTCGGATTCCTCGCGGTGGAACTGGCTGGAGTGGATTTGGTCCCACTGGCCGTGGTCCTGGTGGACGGTGCCGACCCAGGCGTAGATCGGCTCGCCGCGCTTGCGGTAGGCGAGGGCGCGGTGGTGGCCGTCGATGATGACGAGCTTGGGGTTGCCCGGGGTTTTGATCAGCACGACGGGCTTGGTCCGCCCGCGCTTCTTGATCTGCTTGACGAAGTGCTTGACGCGCTTCGGCTCGCGGCTCGCTGCCCACTCCGCTTCGTGGGAGAAGTCGACCTCGTCGAGCGGCACTGGCTGCGGGCCGGTCCATGACGCGGACAGGACCCAGTCGAGGACCGCCGGCGGGTAGTTCTGCAGCAGCTGGTCACGGACCCGCTCGGCGAGCGGCCGGTCGTCGGCTTCGGCCAGGGACTCGCGCGGCGCCTCGCCCTGGACGGCGTCGTTGGCCAGCCCCGGCTTGTCCTCCGGGTTGGTCGTCGCCCCAGCAGTGGCTGGGTTGTTCGGGTCAGTGCCGTCGATACTGGGTTGGGTGCGCACGCCGGGCACCTGAACGCCGGCCGCGACACCGGGGGCGGCGGCCTTCGCGACCTGCGCCTCGGACATGCGGACCATGTCGGCCCACAGCACCAGGTTCTGCCGGTCGACCAGGACGGCGTCGTCTCCGCCGTCGACGGGCGGCTCGCCGATCTCGTCGCGGTAGCGGTTGAGGGTGTAGGAGCCGTTGCGCAGCCGGATGTCGCGGATCTCCTCCACGACCTTGCTGTCGCGGTAGTCGATCTCCGAGAACTCCAGGTGCCAGTCCGCGATCCCGAAACCCTCCTGGAGGAGGTGGAAGTTCAACTTCTCCAAGATCAAGTTCGCGATGGGGATGACCGTGTTGACCCTGAACGTTTTGTCCTGCTGCTCCCCGGTGCCGCCGCCCAGGTTCCCGGATTCGATGATGCCGAGCTTCGCGGGCGGCGTTCCGAAGCAGGCGATGATCTCGTCCCGCAACTGCCTGGTGGCGTCCAGGTAGTCGGTGACCTTGCGCGGGTCCAGCACCTGTACGCCGCCGCCGGCGGTGGTGATGACCGGCGTGCCGACGGCCTTCGGGCCGAGGTTGTGCACCGTGTACTGCTCGCGCCAGCGTTGAACGTCGGTGTCCTGGTAGTGCGCGAGGTCGACGTGCAGCCTGGGCGGGTCACCGCGCCGGCCGCACTCCTTCAACGTGGCCTCCCAGAACAGCCACGCCGTCACCGGCAGCAGCGCCTTCTGGGCGGGGGAGACGCCGTACAGGCCGCCGCGCGGCGCGTCCATGCTGATGTGGATGACATCCCGCGGAGCGAACGTCGTGCAGCGGACCCCGTCGACGTCCTGCCGGTAGCCGGTCACCTCGCCGTGCTGGTCGGACAGCACGGTCATGGTGGTGGCGTCGAGGGTGTACAGCGCGACCGGCTCGCCCAGGAGCCAGACGATCTCCAGGTAGGCGTCCCCGAACAGGAGCAGGTCAGTTGCCACGTTGCGCAGCAGCTGCACCATGTCCTCGTGCGGGTTGGTGAACCGCAGCAGTCGCCGCAGCCGGACGACCTCCGGCGGATCCGGAGGCAGCTCCCCTTCGGGGATGTCCTCGTTGGAGACGATCTGTAGGCCGCCGGCGGTGACGGTGCGGGCGATCAGGTCGATCGGGCTGCTGACCCAGATGCAGGTGAGGTAGGCCTGGTGGAGCTGGGTGAGGATCTGCTGGCGTTCGGAGGTGGCGGCGACCTGCGCGCTGCTGGAGGCGTTCCCGAGCGGGATGCCGTATTCATAGCCGCTGCGGCGGACTTGGGCGGCGGTCGGCTGCTCCCGCGATTCCTCCACCGCCACGGGCTCAGGGGTGGGGATGCGCCGGAATGCGCCGGTGATGCGGCTCAGAACGCCCACGGGTCACCCCCCGCCGCTATCGGGAATCCGCCGATCATCGGCACGTGGAGGCGCTCCTGGTCGTGGCGGCCGGTCGCGTCCGGGGCAAGGCCCGGCGTCTCGACCGGGTCGGCGGGGAAGTGGAATCGTGCGGCCTGGATGACCATGAGCCGGGCCAGTGCCTGTGATGCGGCATCGACCTGGTCGTCGTGGACGCCGTTCGGGAAGACCGAGTGCTCGGCGATGAATTCGTCGACCCACGGGGCCAGGTGCGGTGCCGGAAGCAGGACGTTGCCCGCTTCGATGAACGGCGTCACTGCGGCGAGCCGTGCCTCCTTCGAACCCTGCGGCGTGACAGCCACGAGGCCCGGGACCGTCGACTGCAACTGGGCGATGACCGCCGGCCCGTTGGCCTTGTCCTCGACCAGCTTCAGTGACGTCTGCGGCCACTTCGCTGACAGTGCCTGGACGGCGCGGCAGGCGGCGGGGAAGTCGAGCCGGTCGCGGACCTGGTCCAGCAGGAAGGCCTGTCCGTCGGCCTTCGCCCACACTTGGCCGACGACGTAGTCGGAGGACTTCGAGTCCTTGAACGTCATGTCCCAGGACTGGATGACCTGGGCGCTGCCGGGGACGAGCATGGTGCCGTCGGGCTGCCGCTCTGCCCGGGGGGCGTCGTAGTACCGCCACCAGGAGCGCTTCACCATGCCGCCCTCTGCGGGGGCGGGGCGGCCCTGGTAGAGGGCGGTCCAGGTGCGGGAGCCGACGTCTCGCTTGGTGTCCTCCCAGTCCCGGCTCGTGCGGCCTCGCGCCGAGGTCAGGTACTGGCCTGGTGCACGCCCGAGGGGGTCTTGGTCGCCGTCGGCTTCGGCGGGGATGTTGATGTACGTCCACTCATGGGCGGACGGTCCGGACAGGAGCCGCCCGGCGAGGTCGTCTTCGTGCCATCTGGTGAGGACGATGATGACGACGGCGTTCGGGGCGAGGCGGGTGCGGGCGACATCGGTCCACCAGTCCCAGCAGCGTTGCCGGTACACCTCGGACTCGGCTTCCGCGCGGCCTTTGATGGGGTCGTCGATGATGAGGACGTCGACGGGCCGGCCGGTGAGTGCGCCGCCGATGCCGACGGAGTAGACGCCGCCGTGGTGGCCGTCGAGTTGCCATTCGTGGGCCGCGGAGGTGTCCTGCCGGACCTTGAGGCCGAGCTTGTCCTCGTGTTCGGCGAGGTCGTTGCGGATGGCCCGTCCCCACCTGCGGGCCGTTCCGAGTTCGTATGAGGCGATGGCGATGCGCAGGTCGGGTCGCCGGGCGAGCAGCCAGGCGGGGAAGGTTCGGCTGACGCGCTGGCTTTTGCCTTCCTGGGGCGGCATGGACCAGATGAGCCGCCGGATCTTGTTGTCGGTGACGGCTACGAGGGTGTCGTCGAGGAGGTTGAGCGCGGGCGTTGCGACGGTCCGCGGGTCGATTGCCGCCGCAAGATCGCCGGGAGTCGGGAAGACGGGTAGGCCGCCGGCGACATCTTCGAGCTGGTCGGCAAGGATGGCGAAGGCATTGGCGCGCACCGCTCACCCCCGCGCTTCAGGCTGCGACGGCTCGTAGCTTCCTCGCCATGACCTGCTTTACGGTCGCCGCCTGCTCGCCGGTGACGCCGATCGCGGCGAGCCCGGCCTGGACGGCATCCATGAGGAGCTGTGCCTTGGTCTCCTCGATGCGGGCGAGCCGGCCGTCGATGTCGAGGCGGGCGATGGTGGACAGCACGGTGTTGGTGCGGTCCATGGCCCGCTCGTACAGGCCGACTTCGGCGCGGAGCTGTTCGGCGCCGGCCTTGCCTTCGTAGCGGACTTCGTCGCCGATCCGGTTGACGATCTCGGCGATGGCCTGTTGCCAGGCGACGACCTGGCCGGCGAGTTGGGCGAGGGCGGTGAGGGGGTCGTCGACCGGCTGGACGTCAAGTTCGGCGAGCACGGCCCGGACCTCCCGTTCGGCGATCTCGTGAGCTGCTTTGATCGTCTGGCCTGGTGTCTTCCCGCCGTGCAGCTTGCACCTGCCGGTCCCGGGGTGGTCGGTGCCCCAGCCGGCGCGCAGGCCGCAGTACTCGGCGGAGTCTTCCTGCCGGGTCTTGGCTCCGCAGACGGGCTTGTTGCCGGCGGTCATGGTCAGGCCTGCGGGGCGGGCTTCTGGATGTCGGCGGCTGCGGCCTTGGCGTCGGCGACGGCTTCGGCGCTCATGGCCTTGACCTCCTGGGCGACGTCTTCGCCGATCGACTTGGCATCGGCGGCGGCCTCGACGACGACCGGCTTGGCGTCGGTGACCAACTTGTCGGCGTCAGCGCTGACTTCGGAGGCGAGGGCGGTCTCGTCGCCGCGGAGACGGTCCCAGAGCTTGTGGGCCTCGTCGGCGAGGTGGTGGCCCTCGCTCTGCAGCTTGACGACGAGGGCATGGAAGTCGTCGGCGATGGACATGCGGGATCTCCTTGTGATGAGGGCGGGGCGCGTCAGCGCCGGTCGGGGACAAACTCGGCGGGCACGGGGGCGGTGATGCGGTCGGTGCGGCGGGCCCGGCATGGCGGTCCGTCGTGCCACCAGCGTCGTTCGCCGAGCCAGGCTGTCCGGCCACAGCGGGAGCAGGCGCCGGGAATCGGGTCCCAGTCGCTCGGATCGGCGAACGGGGCGTCGATGGCGCGCCAGCGGTTGGGCTCCACAGTTACCATCCTCGGATCACGCAGCTTCGATACGGTCCGCGATCCGCTCCGCCTCGCGTATCCGCTGTACGGCTACCTCGACGTAGCGCTCATCGAGTTCGCAGCCGATTGCATGTCGGCCGGCCAGCAAGGCGGCAACGAGCGTCGAACCGGAGCCGGCGAACGGATCGAGGATCAATTCCCCGCGGCGACTGGACGACTCGATCAGCTCGGCCATCAGCCGCACCGGTTTCTCGGTCGGGTGCCGATTCACCTGTGTGCCGTTCTTGCGTGGCACGCGGATGATGGTTCCGGCCCGGAGCCGGGCAGCCAGGTTGCCCCCCCCCGGAGGCTCGCGACGACTTGCTCGGGTGATGAGATCCGAAGGTGATCGGTTCGTGCTGGGGGGCCCAGGGTTTCGACAGGTCGCCCATGCCAATGTTGACCTTGTCCCAGATGAGTTCGGAAGTGCCGCCGAGTTGGAGAGATTCGGCTAGCTGACTGGGCTGGAACCCGAAGACGTACACGTGCCGTTTTGGCCGCAGGTGCGAGCGCACGAGGGCACCGAGCATCCCGGGCACGTCGAGGCTGCCATCGTCGCCGAGCAGTGGTCCGAACCGGCCGCCGTTGTTGCCAGAGTTCCAGCGAATTCCGTAGGGCGGGTCGGTGCATAGCAGGTCGACGGTGGGGAGTTGTCCGATCAGGCTGGCGCAGTCTCCGGCGTAGAGGGTGCATCGTTCTGACTGATAGGCGATGCGTGGCTGCTCCACTTCACCTCCCTGCAGTCGTTGGTGGGCTCGCGGCCTGGCGGGAGTGGGATGCCGGGCCGCGAGCCGGGGCCCGCCGCCCTCAGGGCGGGCCGTCCCCGCCGGCCGGCTCGCGCGGGCGGCACACGGCGGGGAGCTGATGGGGTCACGCGGCTTGCGGACGGGTAGCGCGCATCTCCGCCTCGACCTGCAGCACCTCGGCGGCCCGGTAACGGGGCCTGGCGGCGCGGGGGTTGACCGGGCGGAGTTTGCCGCGGTGTGCCCAAATACGAATCCGCCCGGGCGGGACCTGGGCGGCTTCGGCGGCCTGCTGGGTGGTCCAGGTGAGGGTGCGGAGGTCGGCGTCGAGGTGGATCACGGCGGCGGCCTCTCCTCCGGGAACGACGAAGGCCCCGCGCTGCTTGGGGCAGCCGGGGCCTGGTCGAAGACATGGGGGTACGGGCAAAAGTGTTACACCGATTTCGAAAAGGTCAAGCTACGTTCCGGTTCGGCGTGTTCGCGGCGACCTCGGCGACCCAGTCCTGGTACTCGGCAGGGGTCATCAGCAGCCCGCAGTTCCGGCATTCGACGTAGTCGGCGCCGTCGGCGAAGGCGAGGGCCCGCCAGTCGCAGCGCTTGCACGGCGCGGCCTTCTGCTCCATGCGGTTGTCGCGGGCGGTGAATCGTTTCGCCGTGCGGTTGAAGGCGCGGATTTGGGCCGCGGGGTTGCCGCTCTGCCGCTCGTGGGTCTCGCCGGCGGCGGGGTGGTGGTCGAGGAGCCAGTCGAGGTGGGTGGCGAGGAACTGGACGGTGGCGGTGATGGTGGCGCCTTCGCGGACCGCGGCGGGACGAGGGGCGAGGCCACGCAGTTCGCGGACGTCGTCCTCGATCTCGGTGAGCCCACCGAGGATGTGGTCGACCAGGAGTCGGGATGCCTGCCCGGGCCAAGGTGCCACGCCTGCAGGCCGACTGGTGATGACGTCCGCGGGCTTGGCGGTGCCGTGGGTGGCTTCCATCTGTATGGCGGCGAGGAGTTCGGGAAGTTCGGCAAGGTCGGCGCGGGTGCGGTCCTGGCAGGTCTGGCAGTGGACGGGTTGGCCCCAGGTGGGGGTGTAGTCGTGGGGGAGGCCGGTGTGTTCGGCGTCGCGCCAGGCGCGGTTACACGGTCCGGGGCACGGGGTGGGGGTGGTGTGCATGCTGGTCCTCCCGGGGCGGCGGGGTGATCAGCCCAGTGTGACACCTATCGGGAATCTGGTGCCCCGGCCCCAGCGCGACGCTCCGCTTGTCGAGTACGTCTCATCGTTGCGCAGTTCGGGGCCACATCCGCTGGCATGGCTGTCGGGTTGGGGTCGCCGGCGAGAACGCGGATGCCGGTTCGCAAGCCCATTACAAGCTCGCGTACCAACGAGAACAGGGCGGAGATCACCGCGGGGCCTGGTAGTCGCCGAGCCGTACCCGGACCAACAGACCGTTTAGGCAGAGGTGCTGAAGGTCGGCTCGGACGAACTTCTCGGCCGGGCGGGGTTGATAGAGCTGCCAGGCGCGTTGCCGGTTCCAGGTGCCTCCAGCGCGGTGGATCGCGGCGAGGAGCTGCTGGCGGCGTTCGCTGGCCGCGCTGGCGGGATTGATGGCGGTGTTGTCGTCCACGGGGCGATTCTCTCGCGGGACCGCCCGCCCCGGGTAGCACCGGAGCGGGCGTCACGGCTACTTCGCCCAGGGCCAGTCCGCGTTCCGGTCGGCGTCCAGAAGCGGGATCAGGGCGAACGCCGAGTCCGTGAGCCCGCCCAGGGTGTGCCGGTTTCCCGACCCGGACCGCATGGCACCGGCCTTGTACCCGGCCATGTTCCACATGTATACGGGAACGTGCTGCGGGATCAGGTCGTCGATCGCGGTCTCCCGGGCGCCGCCGTAGCTGTGCATGTTCGACGGCAGGTAGCCAGGCCGGGTCTGCTCGTCGGTGACGATCAGCACGCGGTCGTGGCCGCGGTAGTGCTTGGCGACCGCGGAGGGAATGTCCGTGCCGCCGTCCTGTCCGAACGCCTCCATGAGCCGCAGCACGCTGCCGCCACGCGGGACCGGGATCTGGCGGCTGGATCCGCCGAACTCGACCAGCGTCGGGTCGGCGGCGCGCAGTGCGAGCGCCGAGCCGAACAGCGCGGCCTGCTCGGCGAGCGGGATGTCTGAGGTGTTGGCCGTCGAGTAGTGGTAGCCGGGGAACATCGACGGCGACCGGTCGACGAGGATCAGCGTCCGACCGGGCAGGGCAGGCACGTTGGCGAGCGACGCTGTCAGCGCCTTCTCCAGGGCGTGACCCCAGCGCAGCGACGTGACGTGCTTGTGCGCGGCCCAGAACCGGAACGGGAACTGGCGGGAGCGGGCGACCTCTGCCGGGTCGGCGAGGCGGGCCGCGACCTGCTCGGCAACGGCGTCGGAGACGCCGGCCTGGTCGAAGTTCCGAAGGTTCCGCAGCAGCGCCATGTACCCCATGGACGGGATGACGGCTTCCCACTCGGTGGCTTCGAGCGGTCCCTGCAGCCAGCCTGCGAGGGACTCCCACGTCATTCCGGCGTCCTTCAGCGCCAGCTGCGCCCCGGTGGTCTTCAGGTAGGCGCGGCGCTCGCCGGCGGGGATGGTGTCGAGGAACGCGCGTGCGTGCAGGACGCCGAGACCCTCGGGGATCGGGTTGTCGCGGTTGTGCCGACGGTCGAGGGCGTGCTTGAACAGGTCGCCCTGCCAGGCGGCCTTGGGGCTGGGGTGGGTGAGTTCGAGGACGTCACCGAACCGGAAACCCTTCGACGGGCTGTCGTACTTGAGGAGCGCCCGCTCGGTGTACAGCTGCCCGATGGCGTCCTCGATGCCGCGCTTGACCGGCTTCGGCACGTTGCGGCCGAACTGGCTGGTCCAGTAGGCGAGGAGTTCACCGGGCTCGTCGGCGCGCTGGAGGACGGACGCGATGACGGCCCGATTGGTGGAGGTGCTGTAGGACAGCGCGTCGCCTTCCCACCGGCCGGCGTGGTCGTGGGTCTCGTGCTGGCGCGGGGTGCGGCTGCCGGCTGAGGCGAGGCGAGCGTGGACGTACTCGGCGGCGCCGACGAGGGACGCGGTGCGCAGGTTGCCTTCGGTGCGCAGCCAGCGCAGGAGGCTGGCGGCCCAGTCGGGGTCTTCGACGGCGAGCTTGCGGACGAGCTGCCGGTAGCGGTCGTCGCGGTCGCCGGCCTTCTCGTAGAAGGTGTCGGTGCCGACGCTATTGGCGACGGCGAGGAGGAAAAGTTCGCTGCGGTCGTCGCGGAGGTGGCCGGTGGCGCCTTCGGCGGTGCGGGTGGTCGCGCCGGTGGTGGTCACGGGCGACGTGGAGGCGGGCCGGGTGCTGCGGGTGTTGAAGCGGGACAAAAGAAAGCCCCTCACTGTGGAGGGGAGGCTTCAGCATCGGGGTGCCCGAGATCGAGGGCGGATACGGCGACAAGGCGTCCTGGGCCGCTAGACGACACCAGCCGCATGGCTGGCGGCGGGATTCGAACCCGCGTCTCCCTCTTGACAGGAGAAGTAGCCGTGTCCTGCGCACCGGGCATCCCGGATGCTGTGCCTCCCGAGATCAATGCGGACGGCGGCGTGATTCACCAAAGAAGTAGCCGCATTCCAGCGCACCGGGAGGTGCATGAAGTTGTGTGCCCAGAGATCGAGTTCGGCTGAGGGAACGTAGGCGCTCTGCCAACTGAGCTACACCGACGAGTCGGTGACGGGACTCGAACCCGCGACAACCCCATTACCAATGGAAGTAGCCTCGGCCTGCGCACCTGGGCGATGACCAATGTACTCCGAACGAGGGATTTCGCATCCCAGTTGGTGGCGTGTCGGTTGGTTAGCGGTTGGGTTCGGTCGGCGGTTCGGGTGCGGGGGTGGGTTGGGGCTGCTGTCCGTTGCCACTTGGCGTAGGCCATGATGGGCGTCTCCCTGCTCTGTGATGGGTGGTGGAGGGCCCGGGGCGGTCGGCTTGCTGGCAGGCGTGGTGACCGCCCCGGGGCGTGGTCAGTGGGCCGTGCGGACCCGGGAGCCCTCGATGGTGGCGCCGGGGTACTGGGCCTGGGCGGCGGCCTCGACGCCGGACAGGAGCTGGTCGCCGCTGACGCCGGCGGGGCCCACGCCGTCGGCCTGCACGGTGACCTGCTCGCCGGACGTCGTACGGATGTCGACCTGGGCCTCGTAGCGCTGGGTGGTCATCTGTCTTCTCCTTTGATCATTCGATGGCGGAACGACGTGGGCCGGCCCGTATACGGCCGTCCCGGGGCGAGGTCAGTCCTTGGCGGTGTAGCTGCGCGGCCCGAAGGCGGACCACGGCCCGGGAGCCCAGGACCGGGTGGCCCCGGTCAGCTCGTCCGCCCAGAGCCGGGCGGTGAGGGCGTCGGTGTCCGGGTCGGGGTCGAAAGGCCCGTCGTGGTAGCCGATCTGGCTGCCGTCGGTGGAGAGGAGCCAGCCCCAGCGCCGTTCCGGGCCGACGCTGCCTGAGGTGAGGGAGTGGGTCGGCCGGTCAGGCCTCCGTCGTGTAGTGGTGGCCGTAGGCGCCGTCGTGGCCGGGGTCCTCGACGCGGGTCCAGGTAACGGCCCGGCCGAGCAGCTGCGCGGCCCAGGCCTGGGCGGCCCGGATGTCGTCGGCCTGGGGCGCGTGGAAGGTGGGGTGGACCTCGGAGATGGTGCGGTCGTCGGAGGTGAGCTCCCAGCCGTAGCTGTCGACGTCGTAGTAGCCGGGGGTGAGGGTGTACTGCATGGTGGTCCTCTCGATCAGTTGGCTCATCAGGGCAGGGGTCAGGCCGGCTGGTGGGTGGACAGGCGGGCTTCGGCTGCTGCGAGCTGCTCGGCGATGGTCATCGCTGCGGTCCTCTCTGCATGGTGGTCGGCGGTACGGATGGAGCGGCTCATCGGCTGTCGTCGACGGGCAGCGCGCGGCACACCTCGGCGTGCTCCTGCGCGGACTTGCGGGCGGCCGGGAGCGTCTCGGCGATGCGCTGGGCGGTCTGCTCGTCGGTGTCGTCGTAGTAGCTGTTGGTCCAGTGCGGCTCATCCCAGTCGCATCCCCGGCAGACGACGGTGAGGCGGCCCCGCTTGAGGGCCTCGTCGATGATGTCGACGGTGAGCTCGGCGTCCGAGGCGCCGGAGCCGGCGACGGTCAGGTAGCGGGCGATGACGGTCATGATGCGTTCTCCCAGTCGACGATGGAGTGGTTGGGGCTGTCGGGGTCGTCCTTGGTCCAGAACCCCTTCTGGATGGCGGCTGCCGACCGTTGTTGCTGTTGTTGTTGCTGGTCAGGCCCGGCAACAACGCCCGCGAGGGGCCGACGGTCGGGGTCGGGGAGTGGGGGCACATCCCGGAGGTAGATGCCCTTGGAGGGGCCGCGGCCGGGTACTCGGCAGTCGGTGATGGGGATGTTGAGGGTGGTGAGGAGGGCCCGGATGGGGGCGGTGTCGGCGCCCTCTTCGCCGGTCCATGCGGCGGCGATCTGGACGAGGTGGATGCGGTCGTTCTTGCCGGGCTGGGTGCCGGGCATCAGCTTGTGCAGGAGGGTGACGAACTGGGCCTGCTCGTCGGCCTCGTCGGGCTTCTTGGTCGCTTGGGTCGCTGCCGGGTGACCGTCCTGTGCCGAGGCGGTCCCCTTGGCCGGCTCGCTGCGCGGATCGGTGTTGCCGAGGACGAGGGCGGCGAGGACCCAGAGTGTCAGCCCTCCGGCGAGGATGGCCGCGTGGTGGCCGTGGAGCATCGGCCACACGATGACGGCCGCGACCACTGCGGTTCCGGCGGCTACCAGGAGGGGGCTGGTGGGCCGCTCCCCCTTGAGCTCGTCCAGGGCCTTGGCCCGCTGCTCGGGGTCCTTGATCTCACCGGCTTTGGCACGGCGGTCCCTCCAGACCGTCAGGGCCTCGGCGTGGCTCGCCTTGGCCTCCTTGTGGCGGGCCTTGAGCGGGGCCAGCATGCGCCGGTTGCCCCGGCCGAGGGCGGCCAGCGAGATGCCGGCCAGGTAGGGGTGGGTGGGCCGCTCCCCCATGAGTGCTTCGAGCGCGGCGGCACGTTCCTTGGGGTCCTTGATCTCGCGGGCCTCGGCCCGACGCTCCCGCCACGCGGCCATCGCCTCGGCGTGCTGGGCGGTGGCGTCATCGAGGTAGCGCATCAGCTCGCCACCGAGTGCAGCAGGGAGGTGAGCAAGCCGACGGGGATTGCCCATAGGCCGGTGGCGGCGCTGAGGATGCCGGGCGCGGCGATCCCGCAGAGCAAGTCCTTGGGGAAGTTGGGCTTGAACCCGAAGGCGATCAGGATGACGGCGAGAGCCACGGCTGCGGGCCCGATCGTGCCGAAGGTTTCGGACTGCTTGGTGAGCGCGTTGGAGAACTCGGTGCTGATCAGGCCGATCTTCTGGAGGGACTGGCCCGCGCTGGCTGAGGCGATGCCGATGACCGCGCCCCAGTAGAAGACGTGGTGTCCCTTGACGGGCTGGAACTTGCCGCCGCCGCGCTTGTGGGCGATGAGGGCGAGGGTGACGACGAGGAGGATGCCGCCGGCTCCGAAGGTGCCGAGCATGGTGATGAACTCCCGGGTCAGTGGTGGGTGGTGAGGGCGAAGAGGGGCGTGAGGCCGAGGACGGCGATCAGGGCGGAGGCCAGGGGGATGCGGACGAGGCACAGGTAGAGCACGGCGGGGCCGCGGACCTGGGTGACTCGGACGTGGCCGCCGCCGCGCATCTTGTGGTCGAGCAGCCAGGCGAGGACGACGGCGCCGACACCGACGGGCAGGGGCACGTGGGTGAGGGCTTGGGGCAGGTGCAGGAGGTAGCCGGCGGCTGCGGAGGTGGCGGTGATGATGCACCAGCGGCGGAACCGCTTGCGACGTTCGGCGTCTTCCTGACGCCAGAGGACGGAGGCCTTCTGGCGGCGGGCGATGGCTTCGCGGCGGTGGCGAGCCCGTCGCTGCTCCTCGGTCTCCCCCTTGGCCTCGTAGTGGGCCTCGCGTTCGGCGCGTTGGCGTTCGGCGCGTTCCTCGGGGGTTTCGGTGAGGATGGTGCCGACTTGGTCGCCGAGGCGCTTGGCCAGGTTGTCGGCGAACTCGGAGATCCAGATGCGGGTGGCGGCGTCGGGCTCCCCTGTGGCCTCGGCGTCTACGTCGGGTTCGGCCTGGTCCTCGTCGGTGACCGTGCCGTCCTGGTCATCGACGGCGGCCTTCGTGAGGTCGACCGGCTTCGGCTGGGGCTTGCTGGCGCTCGGGCTCCAGGGCCCGTTCTTGCGCCACCACTCTGGTTCGGGCTGGGCGTCGGGCATGCTGGCGGTGGGCGGGGAGGTCGGAGGCGGGGGGATGTTCACCGGTTCCACCCCTCGTTGCGGGCCAGCTGGCGGATGAAGTACCAGGTCAGTCCCGCGTCCACCAGGAGCAGGCCCAACCAGATCAGTTCCCAGATCATGTGTTTCTCCAGTTCGGGCAGGGCGGGTCAGGAGGAGCGCCACCAGGAACGCGGGGGCGGGTCGGCTTCGATGGCGGTCCGTCGGCGGGACTTGGCGTCCATGGCGGCGTTCCCTTTGCGGTCGGCGTCGCGGACGGCGGCGGCCCGGCGCTGTTGGCGGGAGGTGGCGAGATTGGGGGTGCGGCCGAACATCACGCGTACCCGCCGTTTCCGTTGCGCCGCTCATACTCGGCGCGCTGCTGCTCGGTCTGCGCGGCGGCTTCTTGGGCTGCCTGGGCGGCCTTGCGCTTGGTGAGGGAGATACGGCCGCGGATGTAGGCGGTGTCGGCGGCGACGTCCTGCTTGGCAAGGGCGATGGCGATGGCTTCGGCGGGGGTGTCGAGGCCGCCGAGGTGCTCGGCCATGGTGATGATGGCGTCGGCCTTGGTCATGCCCTTGACCTGCGGCGCATTCGCCGTGCATTCGCTGCGCATCTGAGCGTTGAGGGCGGGCGCGGGGGCGATCGGGGGCCGGGGTACGCGGTCGAGGGTGACCCTCGGTACGGCGGCGCGTTCCAGTAGCAGGGCGACCTGGGCGGGCGTAACGGTGACCCGGTAGTTGGCGAGGATCTCGGCGACTTCGGTGTCGGTGGCGCCCGTGTTGAGGGCGGCGACGCGCTGGATGGCGGCGGCGGGGCCGATCTCGGCGAACTCCGCGGCGATGTCGTCCTCGACGGTGCGGGCGGATGCGGGCGGATGCGGCACGGATGCGCCGCTGGTCACGTGGGTGACGGCGCGCTTCTGGAGCGATTCGGCGGCCTGCTGCGGGGCGAGGAGCCAGCCCCACAGTCCGTACGCGGGGAGGCGCATCGGAGTCTCGCCGCGGGCTGCGCGGGCCTCGGCGCGGATGGCGGACCAGGACAGGGCCGAGAGGATCAGCAGTCCGACGGCGGGGGTGGAGAACATGATCTCGGCGGGGTGTCCGCCGTGGATGAGGTGTGCATGCTGGACGTTGAGGGTGACGCTCACGCCGGCCATGCCGAGAGTCGCGAGGATGGCGATGGCGGCGGAGCGTCCGGCCTTGACGGCCTCGGTGGCCTGGTAGAGGCAGCCGAGGCCGACGCCGTCGAACACGGCGACGGCGAACAGGGCAAGGAACCAGGGGACGCCGTATTGGCGGGCGACGACGTAGAGGGACCAGCCGGCCATGCCCGCGGCGGCCGGGCGGACGATGAGCATGGCGATGTGCCAGGCGATACGTGCGGGCTGGACGGCGAAGGGCCAGTTGAACCGGCTGGTGTCCTGCGTGGTGGTCATGGTGGTGCGCTCCGGGGATTCGGGCGTGGCGGGGTGGCCGGGCCTGCTGTTGCGGCGGGCCCGGCCGGTCCGGGAGGGGGTTAGGCGGCGTACGCGAGGTGCCGGGTGAGGGCTTGGTCGTCGGCCTGCTGGGTGTCGTGGAGACAGTCGAGGCAGACGGGCTGGCCAGCGTGTTCGCGGATCTCGCGGCGGGCGACCGTGTCGAGGCAGGTGCTGCACTGCACCTGGTCGACGGCCATCACACGTCCTCGCCGAAGGCGCGCCACGCGGCGGGGCGCGTGGTGGGGTCAGCCCAGTCGAGGCCGATGTTGGGGGCGCCGAGGAAGGTGGTGGGCGCGGAGGGCTCGGGTTTGCGCAGGTGCGCGGTTTCGGCCTTGAGTTCGGCGGCGAGCTGGGCGAGGTCGTCGGGCTCGGTCACTGGGGGCCTCCGCTGGGCTGCGGGGCGCGGGTGGTGGCCGGCGCGGGGCGGTAGAGCGTGCTGCTCGGGCAGCTGGAGGTGTTGGTGTCCCGGACGGGGAGCGGCGGGGTGGTGTCGCTGGTGGGCGCGGTGACACTACGATCGGGCATGGTCCTGTCCTCGTGCTTTGCGGTGGAGGGTGGGACTGGCCCCGGCCATGTGGCGTCGCAAGCGCCGGCCGGGGCCTTTGTGTTGCTGCAAGCACTGTGAGTGCCGCATTGCCTCCACTGTAGGGGTCCCCTACAGTCAAGGCAAGCGGCCGCTACGAGAAGGGGCCGAAATGGGCGAAGAGGAGGTACGGCAGGTGACCGACGCCCTTGAAGCGGTCGAGAAAATCCCCGACCTGGAGGAGCGAGTCCGCACCAAGAGCCAGATCATGGCCGACCAGGTGAAGCGCAACCGAGCATGGGCACAGGAGCGCAAGGAACTGATCGAGCGTCTACATGGCGAGGGCCACTCCTACCGGGCGATCGCCGACCGTCTGGGCATCAGGCTGAGCACCGTGCAGGACGTGTTCCGTGGCTACACCGGATCGGGTACTACCCGGCCGAAGAAGTCGGCCGCCGACCCGTCTTCGGCCTGACGCATCCTCGCGCATCACGGCCCCACCCAGCGTCCCGGGTGGGGTCGTTGTCATGCCGTTGACCTGCGGCGCATTCGGTGCGCATCAGTGCCGCATCCGTGGCAGACAGTATGGATGCCCGTGTGGGTCTCGACGCTGGGGGAGAGTCGGCCGGGGCCGGCATGCCGACCGAGCTGACGGATCTGGCCGCGGTCGACTATGGGTTCGTCACCGGCTGCTGGCTGTGGATGCAGGCGACTCAAAGGCGCTGTCATCCATCACGTGCACTGAGAACACAGCTGCGCCCCACTCCGAGTCTTCCGAGTGGGGCGCAGCGGCGTGTCAGGTGTTCTTCTTCTGGGACGGCCAGACCTCGTGCTCCCGATCCCACCACACCACGTGGAAGACATTGTCGACCAGGAACCCGTAGAGGCGCTGCCGGCCGCCGAATCGGAGCCGGGAGATCCGTGTCATGTCGTTGAGCTTCATCTCTGCGAGGCGCCCCAGTGCTTCCCGGTTCGGAAGCCTGTGCATGTCGTAGTGCTTCCCTGGCTCTTCGCCATTGAAGAACAGCTCTCGGATCGTTTGTGTCTCGACCCCTGCCAGCTTGTCGAGCAGGAACCCCATCTCCTGTGGTGGCAGCTTGTCGATACCCCAGGGGCCGTCGTTGTCGACGTGCTGAAACCGCCAGCAGATCCGATCGCCAGAGTTGCGGGATCCGGGCAGGACCTTGTCGATGTCGCCCAGGGTCTTCTGGGCGGTGCGCTGCGCCGGTAAGCCCGCTACCCGCTTCTTGGTCGACTTCACGAGCCGGTGGCCGCGAGTGCCGCGAAGTAGTCTGCGATCTCCTCGTCTCGGAGCTGCTCGGTGCTTCGCTCTAGTTCCTGTGCGCCGGCGCGGGTACGCGCCATCTGCCAGGGGCCGGCCTCGTGGTGGCTGGCTTCGGAGAGCTGGTGGGCGCTGTAGCTGCCGAGCTTGTCGAGGACGATGTCGATGGACTCGCGCTGGTTTGGAGCGAGCCGGTCGGGGTCGCCGGAGATGTCGCCGGCGTCGAGGATGTAGCGCCGCCTGTGATCGGCATACAGGGCAGGAGCGACGGGCCCATTGGCCCAGGCCTCGAACGGTTCGGGAAACATCGGCTCGTCGTCCCACGCCAGGTGGTAGCCGTACGAGAAGTAGGTGAGCTTCTGGAGCTTCATTGCGGACATCGGGCCAGCTTTGGCCAGGATGTACGCGGCTACGTCGTGCACGCTTGCCATGTCTCGGCCTCCCCTTGAAGTTCTACCCTCACCTTAGCCTGGCGCTCCTGGCCGGCCGAGGGGGTTGGTCGGTCGAGTGTGCCGTGTACCACTGACAATCCCGGACACGGCCGGGCCTAGCGGCCGTCGCCCGAGAGGGTCTGGTCCTTGGTGGTCGCCAGCCCTGCGGCGAGGGCCTCAATGGAGGCGCGCAGCAGCGGCAGTCGATCGTCGGGCACGCCCCATCGCTGGCCAAGCTCGGCCGCGAGGTCGACCGCGGGTGCCGTGGTGGGCGCGCCGATGTCGCTCTGATCCATGATCCCCGTGCCGATCAGGAGGTCCGCGACGGACACCCCGACGGTGCGCGCGATGGCTTTAAAGTGCTCCGGGCTTGGGATGCTCGCGCCGTCGAGCCAGCGCCCGACCGTACTGCGTGAGACGTCGCATGCGTCGGCGAGGCTGGCGCGGCCGCCTCCTCGCTGGCTGTCGACGTCGAGGCCGGCGGTGCGCATGGCTTGCTTGAGCCACGCGGCGAAGCGGGGGGCTGAGGTCATGGCGGCCTCCGTGGGTTGTTCCGGTTAGGCAAATGGTCGCATGGATGCAATCTCTGGCGCGCGGACGCCGCTCAATAGATTCCATTCGCGGCTTTAGTTGCGTGAACGGCACTTAGTGCTTAGGCTGGAAGCACCAGAGACCACACTTCTCCGGAAGGCCCTCCCATGGCTCACCGACTGAACGCCGACAGCCTCCGCAAGGTGGCCGCCCGCGCAGGAGACACCACCGACTACCGCATCGCGAAGCGCTCAGGGCTGGCCCGCGCCACCCTCTCGCGCCTCGTCAACGGCCGCGTCGAACCCTCGGTCACGAACGTCATGCGACTCGCAACGTGCTACGGCGTCACCGTCGAATCGCTGCTGCGCCCGTTCGACTCCCCGGCCAACCTCGCCGCCTGAACGAAGAAGGGCCCGGTGCGCTAACACCGGGCCCCCACACCACCGCGCCCGCCAAGCCCGGAAAGCCGAGGGCGCAGAACTGGAGCATCACCATGATGGCACCTTCCATCGCCATGCCCAAGACCAGGCCCACCCCCGTCGCGCTCACGCCGGCCCTGCCCGACGACGCCGCCTGCCCGATGCGCATCCACCGCATCCCCGAGGGCATCGTCGCGGCGTACTCCGAGGCGCAGCTCGACCGGTCCTCCGCCTGGCAGCTCCTCGTCGACCTGTTGCGCGACACGCTCGGCGAGCTGCTCGACGTCACCCCCGACTTCGCGGCGGTGGCCCAGTGACCGAACTCGCCGCCCTCCCCGACAGCACGTACGGCGCCGCGGCCCGGATCGCCGCGACCGCCGATGACGCCCGCCAGCTCGGCTTCGAGAACGTCGAGACCCGCTACGAGCCGCAGACCGGCTACCACACCGTTTCCGGTGAGCTGCCGGCCGAGACGGCGCAGCGGACGGTCGACCGGATCCTCGGCCGCTGAACGCCTCTTGGGCCGCCCCGTGTTGGGCGGCCCCATTCTCTTTCACCTTCACGTCCAGCTGGAGATGCCGTGTACCTGCGTACCCCCGTTGCCGCGTCGGCGGTGGCCTGATGGGGATCCGACTGATGGTCGAGGTGCTGGACCACTGGCAGGACGCCGGCCTGACCGCGGGGGAGCGGTCGGATCTTCTCGTTGTGGCGGAGAACGCCAACGAGGTGAGCCGGGAGACCGTCGGTCCCATGCATGAGCCGTACCTGCTGAAGCGGGCGGGTAAGTCGTCGCCGGCGGCGTGGCGGAATGCGCTTGGCAAGCTGATGAAGAAGGGCGTGTTGGAGTACGCCGTTCATGACGGCCGTGAGATGTCCGGCTTTCCGGGGCGGTGGGCGGTGTACCGACTCGTGGAGCTGTGCGCCGACGGTCCTCACGATGGTCTTCATGGCGAGTGCAGTCGTGGGGAGCGGGTCACCTCTCAGGTGACCCAATCCACGTCCGACGAGGCTCCATTGGGTCACCTCTCAGATGACCCAATCGCCGAAGCGGGTAACCCCACAGGTGACCCTTTCGGGGAAACGGGTCACCTCTCAGGTGCGAACGGGTCACCTGACAGATGCGAACGGGTCACCTCTCAGGTGACCCCTAACCCTCTAACCCCTCTTACCCCTCCCTCCCTACCGCCCGTCGGCGACGATCAACCGCCGGGGCGGGAGGGTGGGGGGACCGCCTCACGGCGGCACAACAACCCCGCCGCGTACAACGCCCTCGCCCGGATCGCCGCCAAGCACCCCCAGCTCGCCCTCGGCGAGACCGAACTCGCCGACCTCGCCCCGCTCGCGGAGTCCTGGCTGGAGCGCACCACCGAGATCCGCATGGAGCTCGCCGTCACCGCCGGCCTACCCGATCAGGTCGTCAGCCCCGCCGGGTTCCTCCGCAGGCGCCTCGTCCAGAAGCTCCCCCCGCTGCTGCAGACCGTCCCCGACGAGGAACGCTGCGGCCGGCCGAACTGTGACCCGATCACCCACATGATCACCCTCCCCGACGGCGACCAGGCCTACTGCGCCGTCTGCCACCCCACCGGGCGCGCGATCGCCCGCCGAGCGCAAGGAAGTGCCGCATGAGCGACCGCGAGCCCGACTTCGACCCGAGCTTCGAGCGGCAGCCGCCGCAGGACTTCCACGCCGAGCGGGGAAGCCTCGGCGCCCAGTTGATCTCCGCCCAGGCGATCGCCGATGTCCTCGGCACCGGGCTGCGCCCCGCCGAGTACTACCGGCCCGCCCACGAGAAGATCCAGGAGGCGATCACCGCCCTGTACGCGGCCGGCGACCCCGCGGACCCGATCACCGTCGCCCGGCAGCTCACCATCAGCGGCGACCTGCCGCGCTGCGGTGGCCCTGCCTACCTCCACGACCTGGTCCAGGCCGCCCCGGCCCCGTCGAACGCCGAGTACTACGCCAACATCGTCCGGGAGAAGGCCCGGCTGCGGGCCATCGGCGTCGCCCTCAACCGCGGCTCCAACATGGTCGCTTCGGCGGAGGGCGACCCGACCGAGGTCATCGAGACGATCCAGGCCGAGATCATCGCCGCCGCTGGTGCTGGTGACATGCCCGGTGCGGGCATCGGCCTCGCCCCTGTCGCCGCCAGCCTGGAAGCCACCCTCGACGCGATCGAGGCCGTCGACCAGGGCACCGTGCCTGTCGGAGCGCCGTGGGGCTTCAAGGATCTCGATGCGCTCACGGGCGGCATGCACCCCGGCCAGATGATCGTCATCGCGGGGCGGCCCGGGATGGGCAAGTCCACTGCGGGCATGGACATCGCCCGTTCCGCCGCGATCCGGCACGGTCTCGGCACGGCGTTCTTCTCGCTGGAGATGTCCCGTACCGAGATCATGAAGCGGATCATCTCTGCCGAGGGCCGGATCCCCTTGCACCACATGCAGACCCGCGGCGGCATGACCGACGACGACTGGAACCGCGCCGCGAAGACCCTGGAAGCCATCGCCCAGGCGCCGCTGTACCTCGACGACTCCCCGGACCTCACGATGACGTCCATCCGCACCAAGGCCCGGCAGATGGCCGCGGAGACCGAACTCAAGTTGATCGTCATCGACTACATGCAGCTGCTGCGCTCCGGCGGCGGCCAGCGCTACGAGTCCCGGCAGCAGGAGGTGTCCGACCTGTCCAGGTTGATCAAGCTGCTCGCGAAGGAGCTGGAGATCCCCGTCATCGCCCTGTCCCAGCTCAACCGCGGACCCGAGCAGCGCACCGACAAGAAGCCGATGGCCGCAGACCTGCGCGAGTCCGGGGCGATCGAGCAGGACGCCGACCTGATCCTGTTGCTCCACCGGGAGGACGCCTACGACAAGGAGTCGGCGCGGGCCGGCGAGGCGGACTTCATCGTCGCGAAGAACCGGTCCGGGCCGACGTCGACCATCACCGTGGCGTTCCAGGGGCACTACTCGCGCTTCGTCGACATGGCCGCTGATCTTCGGGCAGCCTGAGCCGCTGCTTCTGGAGTCTTACCGCAATCGCGTTCCCAGTGGGCGAGTTGAGCGCGTTTCGTCACGTCAACGGGCTACCCGCATGCCCGCATCACTGGAACAATTCATCACATACCAGGAGGTTTCGTCATGAACGACCCTACCCCTACCCGCATCCAACGCCTCCGCACCAAGGGCTGGCGCGCCCCCGAGAACGCCGTGTACGTCGGCCGCGGCAGCGCCTGGGGTAACTCGTGGCGCGTCGGCGCCACCACCGGCTGGACTGTCCTTCCCGGGGGGTGGATTGACCGTCGCCCGCACGGCCCGCTCACCGCCGAGGAGGCCGTCGCCTGCTTCCGGAACTCCCGTACCCACGACATCGGGTTCCTCCGGATCATCCGCGAACGGCTGGCCGGCCGGACCCTGATGTGCTGGTGCCGCGTGGGTGCGGTGTGCCACGGGGACTGGCTGCTGGAGGTAGCGAACGGAGCGACGCCGCTGGAGGACCTCGTAGACCGCAGCGCCAAGCCTGAATACCTGGAGGGCTGATGGACCTCACCACCTCGGCCGGCACTCGGGAGTTCCTGCTGCTCTGCCTCGACGGCCGCCGCAAGCGCACAGCGACCCAGCTCGCCAGGGTCATGCAGCTGCAGCCCACGTTCGCAGACGCGGTCGACCAGCACGCCCCCGAACTGGCGGTCCTGCGGCGGCGGGCCGAGGATGCCCAGATGGCCGCGGCGAGCGCGAAGGCGGCCGCCGACCGGGCCAGGAGCGAGTACGGCGCAGCATTGGAGTCTTGGGCCCGTGCGTCGGCGTCCACCTCAACCGGGGAAGCCCGGTGACCGCCACCCCGCCGCTCACCGCGGCCGAGCTTCGAGACCTGGAAGGCTGAACCATGCAGGTCAACAACCCCGGTTCCCACTGGCGCTCGCGGACACCCACCCGCAGTGGTCACGTCGACCCGCTGAACTGGCGCCCCATGTCCGAGGTCCGCATCGGCAACGGCCCGAGCACCGTTGAAGGTCGTCTCCGCGAGGCCGAATACGACCGTCGTCGCCGCGAGCACAACGTCCAACTTCAGCCCGGTACTCTCGTCATCCACGACCGCGCCCCGTACCGGGTCGTCGAGGTCAGGGAGCACCCACACGATCTGTGGCCGGAGAAGTTCGAGCACTACTGGCAGTTGCACCACGATCTGTGGGCCGCGAACCCGGGGAACCGCCCGGAGCCGACCAGGGCAGCGTGGCGGGACCGGCCTGTGGTTGTCGTCCTCGCGCCGGACGGCGGCGGCAAGGAGCGGCACTTGGTCGGGCCGGCGTCGCATGACTGGCCGGTGCTGCCGGAGCACTACGCGGTGTGCCGGTCGTGTGGTGAGCTGCCGCCGTGCCGGGAGGAGGAGCTCGACGCGGCCGTCGGCGCGCAACTTGCGCTCTCGGGACGCCTGCTGTCGATTCCGGCGGGGAACTGCATGGGCTGCGGTGAGGGGATCAGCAGCCGGCAGAAGTCCGTGCGGTTCCCTGGTCCGAATCTGTGGCGCCCGGATCTGCCGGAGGGCACAGCCCGGGTCCATGCTCGGAAGGAGTGCTCGGACTGGGTGGATCGCTATCAGGCGCAGCGGAAGGCCCAGGGCGCCCCTGTGGGTGTCGAGCAGCCTGCGTTGCCACTGGGGGGTGATGCCGCGTGAGGCCCTTCACGCCCCCTCCAGGGGGCATCTGCGGGCACTGTGAGCAAACCCTGCCCGTCACCATCGCCACCTACGAACAACAGCACAAGGAGCAGCAGTGAACACCGATCACGACCAGCCCACCGACGAGTCCCTCGCGGATCCCGAACTGGACGACGTCGACGAGCCGTTCGACCACGGCGGCTGCTTCCAGCCGCACGTCCGCGGCGGCGAGTACTACGACTGCGACGGCCGCCCACTCTGACCAGCCCAGGAGGAAACCGTCAGGCGCCCACTCGATAGAGTGAAGTTGCAACGGCCGCAGACCGGTTCGGGGATCGCAGCAAGTCAATCCCTGCGGCGCCCTGCTATGGTCCGGCCCGTTCCCCCCACCGCCACCCGGCGTCAGCAGATGGGAAGTTCTTTTATGACCAGCGACGCCGTCGACCGTCTCCCCCAACGGGCCTTCCGGCTGATCGTCACCGGTGGCGGCACCGGTGGGCACACCTACCCTGCACTGACCGCGGTGCGCACCGCACGATCCAGGCTCGCCGCTGCCGGCCGTGGTCTGGACGTGCTGTGGGTCGGTACTCGAAACAGTCTGGAGTCGCGGGTCGCGGCGAGTGAGGGGATCGAGTTCGAGGCGGTTGCCACGGGAAAGATCCGACGCCACCGGAACCCACTCAAGATGGTCTCCCCGGCAAACGTTCGGGATATGGCGCGCGTGCCGCTCGGCGTCGCCCAGGCCCGCGCAGTGGTCTCCCGGTTCCGCCCTGACGTGGTGCTGGCCACGGGCGGATACGTCGCCGTGCCGGTGGGCATTGCCGCTTCACTGTGCCGCCGCCCGCTTGTCGTCCACGAGCAAACCGTGCGGCTGGGCCTGGCCAACCGGACGCTCGCAGGCCGGGCCGAGCGCATCGCGGTGTCATCCGAGTCCACGCTGTCGCTGCTGCCGGAGGCGTCCCGCTCGATCGCGGTCGTCACCGGCAACCCGGTGCGGCCCGAGGTACTGACCGGTGACGCGGACAAGGCGATCCAGTCGCTCGGGCTGCACGGCTTCCACCGTGACCTGCCAACGGTGTACGTCACAGGCGGCGCGCAGGGATCGGAGCAGATCAACGGCCTGGTGGCCGAGGTGTTGCCGTGGCTGCTGACCGGCGCCAATGTGATCCACCAGTGCGGCCCGGCGAACGAGGAAGCCCTGCGCGCTCGCGCCGCGGGCCTTCCCGCAGAGCTCGCCGCCCGCTACTGGCTAACCGGGTTCGTCGGGCCCGAGCTGCCCGACGTCCTGGCGCTGGCCGATGTGGTGATCGCCCGCAGCGGCGCGGGGACGATCGCCGAGCTGACCGCCCTCGGCAAGGCCGCGGTTCTCATCCCCCTCGCCAGCTCGGCCGGCAACGAGCAGGCCCACAACGCGAGTCACCTGCAGGACGCCGGCGCAGCGGTCGCTCTTCTGGGTGACGTGACGCCTGACCGACTCCGGGACGCCATGGGGCCGCTGCTGGGCGACGTCGAGCAGCGCACGACCGTCGCAGAACGGGCGCGTGCCTACGGCCGGCCGGACGCTGCCGACCGGCTGGTAGACGTGCTGTTCTCCGCCGCCTCGCACTGACGGGCGACTACGGACGGGGCCCGAGGGCGCGCCTCGGACCCCAGTGTTCTCTCACGCGCCAGGGAGGTCCCTGGACAGTTCACGCGTCCAGTCGCCCCGATCGCCGAGGTCGGCATTGTCCCGGCTGAAATGGGTCACCGCGCCGGCTGCCTCCTGGGGGCGGGGCACGATCCGATCCAGGTGGGGCAGCGTGTCCGAGATGAGCAGCCGCCCGTGACGCATGCACCGGTCCCAGACGTCGCGGACCTCATCTACGTCGGGCCAGATGGAAAAGACCGCCTCGGCGAGCACCGGACCGGAGTCGATACCCGCGTCGATGACGTGGATCGTGATGCCGTGCAGATGCTCGCCATTGCGCAGAGCCCAGTTGACCGGCCGCACCCCCCGGTAGCCGGGCAGGCGGCCCGGGTGGCAGTTGATGATACGGCTAGTGGCGTCGATGAGCTCCGGTCCGATGATCTTGTCGTAGAGGACGCTGAACACCAGGTCGCAGCGCCCGGGTTCCAGATCCCGCCAGTCACCCGAGCGGAGGATGCGAGCCTCGGGGAAGCGTTCGACGGCGTAGTCGGACAAGCGGATGTCCCAGTCCGGCTCGACCGCGTTCGGGATCACCGTGTCCAGGACGACGCCGGGCATCGCAGCGATCGTCGCGCAGGCATGCGCGGCCAAGGCGCCCTTCCCGAGGACGGCCGCCCGCCTCACTTCCCGCTCCCGGTCGCGGCCTTGAGCGCGGCGACGACGTGGCGCACGTCGTCATCGGTCATGTGCTGGTGGAACGGCAGCGTCAGGATCTCCCGGCCGACCTGCTCGGTGACGGGCAGCTCCCGCCGCCACGAGGCGAATGCGGGCTGGAGGTGATTGGGCGGATAGTGGACGCCGACCGCAATGCCCGCGGCGAGCATGCGCCGGAACACCTCCTCGCGGTCGGTGACCCGGACCACGCACAGATTCGGCACGGTGTGATCCACGTCCACGTCCACCAGCCTGGCGGCCGGCACGTCTCGCAGCGCGGAGCGGTAGGACCGCCACAGCTCCTGGCGGTTGACCTCAGTGGTCCGGAACTTGGGCAACTGGGCCAGGCCGATCGCCGCGTTGATCGAGGAGAGCTGGTAGCGCAGCCCGAAGCCCTCCACGCGGTAGGCGGTGGCGGCCTGTCGTTCCGCCTGCGATGAGACGACGCCGAGCAGCCGCAGCCGGCGGATCGCGGCGGCCTCTTCGGGCGTACGCGGGATGACCATGCCGCCCTGCCCGCACGTCAGGTTCTTGATCGGCCCGAAGGAGAAGCACGTTAGGTCGCCTGTGTTGCCGACTCGGACGGAGCCGGAGTAGGAGCCGAAGGCGTGCGCGGCGTCCTCGACGACGGCGATGCCCCGCCGGTCGAGCGTGTCGCGGATCTCGGTGAGGGCGACGGCCCGACCGCCGTACAGGACAGGCATCGCGGCCCGGGTGTCAGAGGTGAGGGCCTCCAGTACAGCGGCGGGCTCGATGCACAGGGTGTCCGGGTTCACCTCGATGAAGCGGGGCACGGCACCGCAGGCCACGATGGCCTGGATCGTGGCGCAGAACGTCAGCGAGGGAACGATCACTTCGTGGCCAGGGCCGACGCCCGCGGCGAGCAGCGCGGTGTGCAGCGCGGCGGTGCCGGAGGTGACGGCCACCGCGTCCGGCACCCCGAGGAACGCGGCGACCTTCCGCTCGAACTCCTCGGTGACCTCGGTGTGCCCGTACTGGCCGCCCTGCAGCACCCGGGCGACCGCTTCGCCCTCGCCTCCGTAGAGGAACGGCGTCGCGTTGCGCCGGTAATCGGGTGTGGTGGTGGGGTTCAACGCAGTTTCCTTTCCGTCGTTGCTTCGTGGCGGTCACACCGGGTGGTCGATGAGTTCAGGAATGGCCGGGACGGCTGGCTGGGCGGTGCGCAGGAGCGGCGCCCAGCGGTCGGGGTTGCGGCGGTACCAGTCAGCGGTCTCCGCGAGACCGTCCTCCAGCCCGCGCTCGGGGCAGTAGCCGAGGGCGGCGATCTTCGACCAGTTCAGGGCGTAGCGGAGATCGTTGGCAGCCCGGTCGGGAATGTAGTCCACGCAGTCCCAGCCGGCGTCGAACATCCGCAGCAGGAGGCCGGTCAGCTCCTTGCTGGTCAGGTCGGTGCCGCCCCCGATGTTGTAGACCTCGCCCGGGGTGCCGGCGCGCAGCACTAGTTCGATGCCCTGGCAGTTGTCCTCAACGTGGAGCCAGTTGCGCACGTGCTGGCCGCGCCCGTGAAGGGTCAGCCTGTGGCCCTTCAGCAGACGGGCGATGAACAGCGGGATGATCTTCTCGGGGTGCTGGCGGGGCCCGTAGTTGTTCGAGGAGCGGGTCACGCACACGGGAACGCCGAACGTCTGGAAGTAGGACAGCGCCACAAGGTCGCTGGCGGCCTTCGACGCGGCGTAGGGAACGCTGGGCCGGATCGGGTCCGTCTCGGCGGCCTGGCCAGTCAGGAGCGGCCCGTACACCTCGTCGGTGGACACGTGGACGAACCGGCAAACGCCGGCCTTCCTGGCGGCCTCCAGCAGGGTGTAGGTGCCCAGGACGTTGGTCCCCAGGAAGCTCCCGGTGTCGTAGAACGAGCGGTCCACGTGCGACTCGGCAGCGAAGTGCACGATCGCGGTGTGCTCCTGGGCGAGCCGCTCGACCAGCTGAGCATCGCAGATGTCGCCCCGGATGAACGTCAGCTTGGGCGACAGCATCGCCTCGCCCAGGTTCTCGACGCTCCCGGCGTACGTGAGAGCGTCGAGCACGGTCACCCGGGCCACGTCATCGGCGCGCAACAGGCGCCTGGCAAAGTGCGAGCCGATGAAGCCCGCACCGCCGGTGATCAGCACTTGTTCCATGGCTGGACCCCTTTCCTCTCCACGTTGAGCTGGGGAGGACCGGCAAACGCCTCCCGTGGAGACAGGGAACCCGAGCACACGCAACTGACGCGATGTCAGATGGTGGTGAAATTTTGATGAAAGATGGGGCTGTCACCGGAAATTCCGCAGTTCCTCGCTGTTGCCGAGCGTACCCATTTCGCTACTGTCAGGAGGTGCAGTAGTGGCAGACCCTGGGGGGCCTCATGGGCAGGGCGAACGACACGATCCGGCACCTACGCGAAGTCGAGTGGGACATGTCGCGCAAGGAGGCCGCGGAGTTCCTCGCGACCGAGGCGATCAAGATGGGCGAGCCGGTCTTCCTGGTCGCCCGGACGATTGCGACCTGGGAGGACGGCACGACCGCGTGGCCGAGGGCCAAGTACCGCCGGCTTCTCCACCGTGTGACCGGCCGGACCGCCACCGAGCTGGGCTTCACACCCCCGCCGTACAGGGGCCGGGCCACGGCTCCCGCAGCGGCCACATCGAAAGACGGTGACGAGGACGTGCGCCGACGCAGCGTACTTCTGGGCGCCGGCGCCGCGCTGCTGACCGCCGCCGTCCCCCCGATCGCAGACTCCGGCCCCGCTCTGGGCCCCGACCACGTCCAAGCGCTCCAGGACGCCGAGCAGGCCCTGTACGCGCAGGACCGCGACCACGGCTCCGCCGACCTCGCGGGCCAGGCAAGCACCGCGTTGGACACCGCGCGCACCTGGCTGGCCCACGGCCGCTACGACGATCAGCTCGGCCGCCAGCTCAACACCGCCACCGGCATGCTGTCCGTCGCCGCCGGCTGGCTCGCACTCGACAGCGGACGCACCAAGGACGCCCGGTCGCTGTACACCGAAGCCCTCGCCAGCGCCCGGCAGGCCGACGACCCCGGCCTGGAAGCACACGCGTTCTCGTGCCTGTCCCTCCTCGCCCACGCCGCCGGCCGACCGCGCGAGGCCGTCGGCAACGCCCAGGTGGCGCAGCGCGCCGCCGCCGGGCTCGGCTCGCCGCGCTGGCTCGCGCTCCTGGCGATGCGGGAGGCCCGCGGCTGGGCGCTCCAGGGGGACCGCACGCTGACTGAGCAGGCGCTGGTGCGGGCCTACGACCTGTACTCGAAGGGTCCACGGGACGCCGATCCCGACTGGCTGGAGTTCTTCGTCCCCGCCGAACTGGCCGGCCTGGAGTCGCTGTGCCGGGCCGATCTCGGCCAGCTCGACCGGGCGTGCGCCGGCGCCGAGCAGGCGGTAATGCTCTTCGCCCAGGGCCACGCCCGCAACCGGGCGCTGTACACCGCCGACATCGCGCTCCACCAGGCACGCCGCGAGCGGCCCGACCTCGACGCCGCCACCGACGCCGGCCACCGCACCCTCGCCTACTTGAAGGACGTCCGCTCCAAGCGGCTGCTCGCTTCCCTGCACGGCATCGCCAATTCACTGGAATACCACCGCGAAGTGCCGTGCGTGGCCCGCTACCTCCACGCCTACCGAACCGCCGTCCCCGTTGCCTGAAGGACCCCTCATGGCCTTGCCCGCCACGTCGTTGCCCATACGGCGCCATGGAGCCGACGGCACCATCGCCCTGCTGGACACTCTCACCGACATCTGGGCCCACGCCCACACCGGTCACGACGACGTCGCCGAGGCCGGCTTCACCCCCGAGACCCTGCGCCGCCAGATCACCGCGCACACCCGCCATGACGGCTTCGCGCTCATCGTGGCCTCCTCGACCGACCAGGCCGTCGGCTTCGGCTACGGCTTCCGGTGCACCCCCGCCTACTGGTACGGCGAACAGCTTCTGCCGGCCATCACGTCAGACGCCCGCGACACCGACTCCCTCGCCGGCATCTGTGAACTCGCCGTCCGACCTGACTGGCAGGGCCAAGGCGTCGGCTCCCGCCTCCACGCCGCGCTGCTGGAGGCGCTGGACACCGAATGGGTGTCGCTTCTCGTGATGCCGGGCAACGGCCCGGCCCGGAGGCTTTACGATCGCCTGGGGTACCGGTACGCCGGCCCCTACCGCCCCGGACCGGACGGACCGGAGCTCGACCTCCTCCTGCTCCGCACGCCTTCGGCCCCAAGCGCGCCCTGACTGGCGGCATCTGGGCACGCACAGCAGTCCGACGTCCTTGCTACGGTAAACGAGCATCGACAACGGGGGGTGTGATGACAGAGTTCCACGTCAAGCCGGTAGACATGATCCTCTCGTCTGCCGGCTTCTCCGACCTGCACACCAGCGCCGTCCAGCTCTACCGGAGCCTGGTGTTCTCCATGGACGACGTAGCGGGCATGGCCGGAGACGACGACGCCGGCAAAAAATTCGCGGCCAAGTACGACCCCGCCGCGCAGAAACTCGTCGACGCGATGGCCCAGGTGTCGGGTCAGCTCGGTGGAACCGCCAACGGCTTGTACACGATGGCGATCAACTACCTCCAGAGCGACGCCGACGTGGCCGCCGCGATGATGGCACCGCAGAAGCTGCCGGAGTCCAGCGACCCCGAATGCGACGAAGAGGTGGCCAAAGCCAAGCTGCACTCCGCGGCCGGCCACAACAACAGCAGCGCAGTCCATGACTTCCTCAAGAAGTTCTGGCCGCAGGGCGATCCGGACAAGCTCCGCAAAGCCGCGACATACTGGAAGAACTTCGCCTCTCTCCTCAGCCGACTGGGCACGGAGGGCGACAAGTTCGTCCAGCAGGTCACCGTGTCCAGCACCTCCAGCGCCGTGACCTCCTTCAGCGAGAACTGGGCGAAGGTGCACGACGGCTGCGCCACCGAGGGGCCGCTTCTCAACAGCATGACGAACGCGGCCTACAAGCTCGGGCAAGCCTGCGAGGCCTACGCGAAGGACGTCGAGGATCTGCAGGACAAGCTGGAGGACCTCGCCATCGGTGCTGGGCTCATCGCCGGCGCCGGGCTCCTCCTGACCGTTTTCACCCTCGGCGGCTCCGACGTCGCGGCCGCCGGCGGGGAAGCGGCCATCGCAGCCGAAGCCAGCACCGCGGCCGTCGCCATGGCCACCGCGGTCGAAGGCAGCGCGGAACTCGCCGTGCTCGCCGAGGCCGCGGCCGTCGTCGACACCGCCGCGGCGAACCTCATCCCCATCGGAGCCGCGGCGACCGCCACGGCGACCACCGCCGTCGTCCTGGCCGGCGCGACCGACGCCGCCGCGGCACCGACTCCCAAGCCGCCGCCGTTCACGGTCACCCCCGGCATGCCTCCGCTGCCCCATGACCCGACCAGCCCGTTCCCCGTGCTCCCGCCGGCGCAGCAGGCGGCGATCCGGGCGTGGATGGCGCAGATGGAGCAGGACGGGCGCACCTTCCCCGCCAATGGCCCCCATGCGCCCAAGCCGCCCGAGAAGCCGGACCCGAAGATCAATGCGCGGCGCGCCTACCAGGTGAGGGTCGCGGGCTCGACGGAGTACCGGCTTTACACCACCGTCAAGGAGCCGGACACCGGGCGCGAGCTGGGCATGGACGCCGACGGCGTCCGGCCGGAGGATGGTGCAGCGATCGACGCCAAGTACATCGGCCAGCAGAAGAGCTGCAAGTCGCCGTTCCGCCTGGACAACGCGGACGGGATGTTCGAACTCGCTTACAACAACACCATGGTGGGTGAGTCGAAGAAGCTGGAAAAGTATGCTTCGGCGCTGCAGGATCCCCGTAACAAGGTCAATCATGTCGAACTCATCACCAACGACGCCAAGGCCAGCAGCTACTTTCAGGCCCTGATGGCGGCCCAGGGCATCACCGGCCGCGTCCGCATCGAACCCTAACCGGGCATACGGCCCGCACCACCGACAGAAAGCCGAGCACACCATGGGATCCAGCTTCTACGTCAGCGCCGGCCCCGAGCACGGCGGGCCGTGGGACTTCACCGCCGACCAGGTGAAGGAATCCGTGCGACGGCACTGGCCGGATGCCATGGTCAGCGGCGTGTTCGAGGACTTCCTGGAGATCGAAGCGGAGGTCGAACCCGGCCTGCGAGCAGAGTTGTCGTACAACTACCGGTACGGCGCCTTCTCGTTCGCGGATCGGGAGCCACTGTCCGCACCCTTGACCGTCATTTACCGGGTGCTGTGCGATCTGGCGCCGCGGGTACCTGTCGTGTGGTGGGCCGACTACGACGGGGAACTGACGCCGATGAACTTGGATGACGGGCTCGACCAGTTCCTCGGACGCTTCGCGTAACACGGTCCCGGCCGTCAGACGGGTCGAAGCTGCGCCCTGCCGCACTTGGGAAGCGGCAGGGCGCAGCGCGTGTCAGGCGGCCAGGCGCGACCGCCCTTCGGGGCCCGGGCGGGGGCGTGTGCCCGGGGTCGACCCCCCTCGTGGCGGGAACGCTACGCCTCCGGAATGCGGGAGTCCAGATGTCGCGCAGCCGACTTCCTCGCCAGCTCCTCTGGATACAGCTGGAAGCGCTCAGTCCGCCGGGTCTGGCGGGGGCACGGGCCGCCAGCCCTGTGCGGCAAGGCCCTCCCGAGCCCACGTCGTCACGAAGTCGTGGACCAGGTCGGGCGGGCGCAGGTCGGGCGGGAGGTCAATAAGGGCGAGGAGCCTGCCACCGGCGGTCGGGCCGGTGTCGCAGTGCCGGCATAGGTACAGGTCGACGCCGTCGCAGACGGGGACGCGGGCGATGAGGAACGGGGCTCGGTAGCAGCGGGGACAGGGCGGTATGTCGCAGGATTGGACCACCTCGACGCGGTACATAAGGGGCTCCTCCCTGATGGGGGTGGCCAGGATCTGCCCGCGATCATCCGGAGTCAAGGGTTCCGGCAGGGCGATATCAACGTCCCCGGGTAGCGCGAAGGCCCCGCGACGTTGGTCTGCGGGGCCCTCGGGGCGTTTCTGGGCAGGGGCTACCTGCTGCAACGCAGGTTACGACGGGAGCCGATCACTCCGCGAGCGGCGGCGTGGCGGTGCGTCAGAGCTGGACCGTCAGGATGTCGAAGCCAGTCGGGATCGGGTCTGTGGCGTCCTCGGTCACCAGGTACACCAGCTCGTCGGGCCTGTCGGGCCCGTAGCCATGTGCGTTCATCCAGGCGGCGACATCCGCCCGTTCAAACAGGCCAGGGAAGTCCGGGCAGTTCGGGTCAGCCAGTTCGTGGCCCGGGACCAGGTCGCCGGGTGCGGCAGAGATGAGGTGCAGGGTGGGCATGGTCAGCTCCTGGACTCGTGCGAGTGTGGATGCCCTCCAGGGCTGATGATGGGCACAGCGTAGCGGTCAGGCGTCGGGTGCCCATTCGGGCCGGTAGTCGGGGTGGCCGCGGTAGATCGCGGCGAGGCGTCGGGCGACGTGTGAGCGGGCGTCGGCCATCTCCGCGCCGCCGTAGTCGAGGTCGTCGAGGATGCGCCGTTTGGCGTCGACCTCGGCCAGCGCCCGCGCCGGGGCGTGGCGGGCCATGTGGGTGGCGACGTCTGAAGGAAGGACCGTCACGATCGGCCCCCGCACGGTGGCGCTGGACACAATGCCGGTCCCGTCGAAGGCTGCGTGTCCATCGCACGCCCGCGCGATCCGTTCGTCCTCGTCGAGACGCTCGCGGAGGAACGCGATCAGGTCGTCGGTCATGCCATGCTCTTATCGATCGCCTTCTGCCAGGCTCGCTCCCACAAGGCGTCCATCGGGAGGTGCTGCTTGTCGGCGAACGCCACAATCTCGTTCAGGATCTGCTTGGCGTCGTCGGCGCTGATGCCGCCGAGGGCATTGCACTTTGCGTAGTACTGCTCCTCGCGTGCGGCTTCTTCCAGCGCCTCCCTATAGATCGTGGGTGCGGTTTGGACGGCCAGGTGGTAGCCGATGCCGTTGTCACGCTGGTACCGCTCGGCCATGATCCGGCCGAGCGCCAGGATCATGCTGGCGCGTCCGGTTGGAAGTTCTACGGTCTCGCTCATGCTTCATCCTCGTCGAGGCGGGCGCGGAGGAACTCCACCAGGTCGTCGGTCATCGCTCAGTACTCGGTCGGGTAATCGAAGGGCCGGAGCGCGTCGGTGAGTGCCGCGTGCAGCGTGGGCTGGGGCTTGGTGACCGTGATCTCGGGCTTGAGTTCCGTGACGATGGCCTCGCCGAGCGACCTCAGCAGGGCGGCCTTCATGACCTCCTGGTACTGCTCGTCCTGGCTCCACATCTCAATACTGGCGTGGGCCCGCGCTTGGAGCCGTTGGCCGTTGACCTCGACGGTGGTCGTCAGGAGCACCATGCCGGGCGGAAGGCTGTTGCTGTCCATGCACTCATCCTCTCGTGCGGATGCCCGCCCCGGGTAGTTCCTGGGGCGGGCGGGTTGGTCAGCGGCTGGGCTCGGTCGGTGGCTGCCGAGCGGGCTGGGGCCAGACGACGCTGTAGCTGGCGCCCCGTTCCTCGACGACCGGGGTGGGGAGCATGTCCGGTCTCCTGGTGCGCTGTGCTGGGTGGTGGGGAGCAAGGTGAGCAGTTCTGGCCAGGCGCTGAGCGGGAGAGCAATTACGGGCTCACTGCGGGTCCTCCCAGCCGTAGCCCTCCGCGAGCAGTCGGACCGTCTGGCACGGCCACGGCACGGGGTACTCCTCGGCCGTGCCGCAGGTGGTGCACGCATCCGCCCAGACGGGCTGGTGCTGGTCGAGGATTTGCCGGTCGGCTGCGATTCGGCGGAGCACGGCTGCCGGGTCCCACTGGGCGATGTGCTCCATGAGTGACCGCGCCGAGGGTGATCGCCTCGCGGGCCGTGCGATCAGCGCGACCTCCCAGCAGGACCGTGCGCTGTCGTCGTCGCGGTCGACTCCGACCGCGTCCCATTCGTCGTACGGCTGGTGCACAGTCGTTGCCTGGGCGATCTGCTCGACGCGGTCCAACTCGGCCCGCAGCCAGTTGACCAGGTCGTTCACCGCTCCTCCTCGGCGAGGTAGGCCAGGCAGCCGGTGAACTTGGGCTCGGACAGTGGCTGAAGTTGGACCTGTACAACTGGGTTGGTCGCGAGGCTGAGTTTCAAGTCCTCGGGTGTCGGGGGGAACGTCACGAGCCCCGTGTACTTCATGTCAGGGAGTGGTGTGGCCGGCTTGGCGGTGCCTGCGTGGAGTGGCCAGTGGGCGTCTGCAATGCGGACCATCTCGCCGAGTTCCAGGCAGCCGTGGTCGTCTTCCCATGGCAGTGTGGTGTCGCAGGCCCAGCATTCCAGGCGGAAGCCCGTGAACGTGCCGCCGATGACGTGGAACTGACTGTAGTCCGTCGCCTGTTGGTAGAAGGTGGTCATGCGTTCCTCCTGGGCTGGTAGTCGTCGAGGTCGCGGATGACGTCGCGGATGGGTCGGGGCGGCGGGAGGGGTTCCCACTGGTCGGGGTCGAGGTCGAGCAGGGCCTCGTCCTCCCAGCCGTCCCACTCGTCGTCGGGGCAGGTCACGGCTGGGCCCCGGCGGTCGCGTCGGCCCCGTCGAGGGTGCGCATGGTGGGGCAGGGCCACCAGGTGGCGTATTCGTCGGGGGTGCCGCAGGTGCTGCACGCCAGGCGGTCGCCTTCGTACCTGCCGTCCTCGTGGTAGCCGAGACCGTCGACTGGCCGGTGAAGTTCCTGGACGGCGGCGATGCGGGCCTCGGCCTGCACGGCGCGGGTGGTCTGTCGGCGGGCCTCGCTGATCAGTTCCTCGATGGCGGGGGCAATGTCCGGCCAGGAGTCGCCGTGCCCGCCCCAGGGTTCGAGGAGGTCGCGGGCGTGCTCCAGGATCACGGCGCGCTCCTGGGCGCCAGCCTGGGCCCTGTCCCGCTGCTCGATGAGCTCGGCGACCTGTCGGCGGCGCTTGCCGAGCTCGTCCTCGGCGGCCCGGACATCGCGCTCGGCTCGGACGGCCCGGGTGAGTGCCTCGTCGCGCATGCGGGTGAGCTGCTGCTGGTAGGTCTCCTGCTCGGGAATCATGCGGCGCTCCTGGGCTGGCGGGTGGCGGTGTACAGCTGCTCGGCGAGTACGCAGACCTTGCGGAGGACGGAGTCGGGTCCGTCGAGGTCGAGTTGGCCGGTGCGGTAGGCGAGGACGACGGCGTGGGTGGTACTGCGGGCGCGGAGTTTGGTGCGGGCGGCCGCGGTGCGGTCGAGGACTGCGGAGCGGGTGATGTGGAGGCGGTGGGCGATCTGGTGAGCGGTGAGGCCGTCGGCCGTGAGGGCGAGGGCCTCGACCTCGGCCGCGGTGAGCGGGGCTCCGGGGCGGGCGGTGAGAGTCACGGTTGGGGCTCCAGGTGGGCGACGATGGCAGCGAACTGGTCGTCGAAGCGGGCCTGCTCGGTGTCGCGGCGCTGGAGTTCGGCGGCGGCTCGGCCGGCTGCGACGTAGTCCGCGCAGATCTGGCGGAACCACCAGAGGCCGATGAGGGTGGCGCAGGTGGCGAGGATGGTCCAGGGGTTCATGTGCGTCTCCGGGGGTGGAGGGCGAGGAGGGTGGCGGTGAGGCCGGCGCCGTAGAGGGCGCCGGCCAGGGCCAGCCAGGGGCTGACGGTCACGCGGTGGAGCCGGGGTTGAGCCGCTGGCGGACCCACTCCGCGTCGGCGTCGGAGACGTGGGCGCCGGACGGTCGGGCGACGTGGATGGTGGTGGGCTGGCCGTCGCCGTCCCGGGCGTCGGCGACGCGGGCGTGCCAGGTGCCGGATGCCGAGGGCCGGTGGCCGTCGGGGCAGTGCGGGCAGTTGTCGGTGTAGCCGTGGATTGCGTTCGGGTTGCTGTCGAGGCCGGTGGGGATGGCGGACGGCATGACGGCGGCCACCGCGGCGGCCCAGGCGTTCTGGATGCGGTCACCGAGCTGGTCCCAGGCGGGCATGGGGCGGCCGTCGTGGGTGAGGCCGCCGGTGGCGGCGCCGTACGCCTGATAGGCGGTCTGGGTGGGGGTTAGGGGGCGGGTCACTGCTGGCCTTCCTGGGCGTCGCGGATGAGCCGGTAGCCGGTGCTGGTGGGTCGGAAGCGGTCGAGGCGGATCCGGCTGGTCCTCTTTGGGCGGGCACCCTGGATGTCGTCCCGGCTGGCGGTTACGAGGGTGACGGTGGCGTGGGTGTTGTCGACCGACTCGATGCGGATGGTGCGGCCGACGTTGCGCTTGTCGTTGTCGGCCCAGACCTGGCCGGGGCGGACGGGCTGCTCGGTCACTGCTGGCCGCCGTTCTGGCCGAGCACCGCGCGGGCGAAGTCGAGGGCGTGCTCGCTGTCCTCGGGGCCGGCAGCGGCGTGCTGCTGGAACTCGGCCTCGTCGTCGAGCCAGTGGGCGATCAGCAGGCCGAGGGTGGGGTCCATGGTGGCGATCCACTCGCCGTACGGGCGGACGACGTTGGGCACTCGCCTGCCCCCGCGAGCGGGGCCACCGCCCGTGACGACCTTGCCGTCCTGGGTGCGGACGGTGCCGAATCCGCCGTACTCCGGGTGGTCGTGCCGCTGGGTGTAGATCCAGTGGGCGCTGCCGTGGGTGGTGGTGGCGGTGGCGAGGTCTCGGAGCCGCTGGGCTGCGGCGGCGAGCAGGTCGGCGGGCTGGTCGGACGGGGCGGTCGACGCGGCCAGCCTCGCGGCGGTGCGTTCTTCGGATCGGGCAAGCACATCGTTGATGTACATGCGCTGCTCGTAGCGGTCGGTCACGGTGTGCTCCTCGGGCGGAAGTTGGGGGCCTGCCGCCGGGCGGCAGGCCGGGGCGGGTCAGGCGTCGGGGGTGAGGTTCTCGCCGCACTCGGCGCACCTCGAGTGGGCGCCGAGGAGGCCGCCCATGGCGTCGTGAAGGTGGATCATGTGGACGTCGCCGCCGCAGCCGGCGTGCTCGACGTTCTCGGCGCGGTAGGTGTGCTCCGGGCCGCCGCCCCAGTCCTCGGTGTGGATGAGGGTCCACTCAATCTGGTCGGCTTCGATCTTGCTCACGGTGTGCTCCTTGGGGTTGGGGCCGCCCGCACCCCGCGGGCGGCGTCGGGCGTCAGCGGGGTGTCAGTTGCCTTCGGGGTCGATGAGCTGGAGGCCGAGGGCCTCGCGCAGTTCGTCGTCGAGGAGGAGGGCAACGGGCTGGCCGTCGTCGGTGAGGCAGCAGACGATGGTCTGGTCGTCGGGGTTGTCCGGGTTGGGGTGGATGACGGTGCGGTCCCAGCGGACGATGAGCGGGTCCATGGCGGGTCTCCGTGGTGGGTGTGGTGGGCGGCCGGTGGGCTCAGCTGGCCCAGTACTCCTCGTCGGCCTGCTCGTCGTCGGCGGCGTCCTCGTAGGCGGTGACCATGACGGTGATGCCAGCAATGCGGGCAGTGGCGCGGTGCTGGGTGCGGCCGAGGAACGGCGTCTGCTCGACGCTGGTGCCGGTGGAGTTGGCCCAGGCAGTGACGGCGTGGGGGTTGTCGCCGACCTGGATCTCCAGCAGCGGGCCGATATTTCCCTGGCCGTCGATGCCCTCGGCGTGGAGTCGTTCGACGGGGAGGCCGGGGCTGGTGGCGAGGATGCTCGTGGCGGCTTGGGCGGCAGTGAGCGTGTGTTCGGCGAGGATCACGAGGTGGGCGGGGTTGGTCTCGGTGGCCATGCGGGTCTCCGTGGTGGGTGTGTGGTGGGCGGCCGTGGGTGCCGGCCGCCCGGGGTGGTCAGGCGGCTGCCTGGAGGTCTTCGCCGGTGATGGACTCGACTAGGGCGGACATCAGCACCTCGGCGGCGGGCGGGGTGACGGCGTTGCCGTACTGGCGGACCTGCTCGCGCTTGTTGCCGAGCACGGTGTAGTCGGTGCCGAACGCCATGGCGGCGCCGATCTCGCGCGGGCTGAGCATCCGAAACAGGCACTCCTCGACGTCGAGGTCGGGGGAGACCAGGGCGTGTCGGTCGACCGTGGTGACCGTGGGGGCGGGCTGGTCGGTCGGGCGGGCGGTGCCGTTGCCGTAGTACGGGACGAGCAGGCCCTCGGTCTCGCGGGTGGTCCGGGCGCGGAACGGCTCGCGCACGGGCCGGGCTTCGTCGTTCCAGGTGCCGCCCGCGGGGACGAGCATCGGCCAGCTGACGAGGGACTGGTGTCCGGCGGTGGTCAGGGTCCGGAGCGGTTCGGTGGCCGGGGTGCAGTGCTCGCCGCCGTTGCCGGTGGAGCTGTTGTTCCGCATGACCATCGCGGCTGCGGGGTGGACGAGGCCGTGGTGGTTGCCGGAGGCGCACACGGTGGCGAGCGGGTCGGAGGCGGGCCGGTGGTCGGAGCCGCCGCCGCGGAGTTCGGCGAGGAAGGGTTCGAACCAGGCGAGGCTGGTCTCGTTGCGGGTGGTCATGGTCCGCAGCGGGTCGTCGACCGGGGCGGCGTTCTTGCCCTCGCGGCCTTCGACGGGGACGGCGAGGGGGCGGGCGTACTTGGCGAGGCCGGCGCGGATGCGGGCGAGGGTCTTGGCGGCGAGGGGCTTGGTGCGGTCGCCGATGCGCTGGCCGGGCTGGGTCCAGTCGATCGCGGCGGCCGCGGGGAGAGCCCAGGGTTCGACGACGGCCCAGCAGCCGGGGACGGGGCAGCGGTAGACGTACTGGGCGCGGTAGCGGCCCCATTCGCGGTCGGGGTTCTTCCAGGACTGGACGGCCTGGACGCGCCCGTGCTCGGGGCAGATGGCGTCGGGGCGGGTCCACTTCTCGACCTGGGGGGCGCGGTTGCCCTTGAGCCAGTACATGACGTACATGCGGTCGCGGGACTGGGGGGCGAGCGGGGTGCCGAACCTCGGCCTGGCGTGCATGGAGTTGAGGTAGACGAGCCGCATGTCGTAGCCGAGGGCGCGGATGGCCATGCACCAGGCGTCGAACAACGCCCAGTTGCGGGCGTCGACGACGTTCTCGACGACGCCGCCGAGGACGGGCCGGCCCCGCAGGCTCATGGCTTCGAGGTAGCGGGGGACGTCCCACATGGTGGCGCGGGAGCGGACGGCGGCTTCCTCGGGGAGAACCTCGCCGAACAGGTCGGGCTGGCGGTCGGCGCCGCGCTTGACGCCCTTGGCGACGGAGTGGTTGGTGCACTCGGGGCTGGCCCAGAGGAGGTCGGTGCGGGGGTAGCGGCGGAAGTCGATCTGGCTGATGTCGGCGCAGTCGTGGCGGACGTCGGGGAAGTTGTGCTGGTGGGTCTGGACGGCGAGGTCCCAGTGGTTGGCGGCGGTGGCGACCTGGAGGCCGGGGATGTTGTGCATGCCCTGGCTGGAACCTCCGGCGCCGCAGAAGAAGTCGGTGACGGTGAGCATGTGTTGGGCTCCTGTGGTTGGCGTGGCGGGCCCGTGGACGCCTGTTCGGGCGCTCGGGCGGGTTCGTGGTCCGGTGCGGTGCTGCGGGGCCGTCAGGCGGTCGTCTGCGGGCCGCTGGGGGCGGGCTCCGGGTAGCAAGCGCTGAAGTGGATGCAGGTGCAGGAGCGAACGCGGGCTCCCGAGGCGTTGCAGTCGCGCTCGCCGGCCGAGTCGTGGGCAGATTCGAGGTGGCCGCAGAACTCACAGGTGGGCGGGTCGGTCTCGGCCAGGTCCTGCGTGCGCTTCAGCACGTCCCGGAGCCGCTCGGTCTCGGCCTCCAGTTCCCGGACCCGGGCGAGCAGGGCGGGCACGTCCTGCCGAGCGGCAGCGACGAGCTCGCCGTCGGCGCGATCACCAACGCTGATCACGATGCGGTTCTCGTCGGGGCCGTCGGTGGGGTTCTGCACGACCCACAGGTGACCGGGGTAGCCCTGACCGTCGAGGTCGTCGTGGAGGGTCCAGGGGCCGGGGGCGGCGGCGTCGCAGCGGGCCGCGATGGCGTCGAGGTCGAGGGGCTCGGTCATGGCTCAGGCCTCCTGGGTGGGACGGACGCAGCGCTCGTGGGTGTCGCAGCGGCAGGAGCCGCAGGCGACGCACATCTCGTCGTGCTGGGTGTCGCAGGCGGGGCATCCGCCGGTGGCCTCGGTCTCGGCCTCGTCCTCTGCGATCAGCCAGTCGATCAGGGCGTCGAGGGCTCGGCGGCTCGTGGCGGTCTGGGGCTGGGTGCTCATCGGGCGGTCTCCTCGGTGGCGGGGTGTTCGTGCGAGTAGCGCGGGTCGGCAGACGAGCGGCGCGGCGCGTTGCGGCAGTCACCGCCAGCGGCCAGCCACTCCGGCGAACACACCACCCACCCGGAGCGCTCGGCGTAACGACGCGACAGCTCGGCAGCGCCCGCGAGGCGCAAGCGCTCGCACTTCTGGTCGTACGTCTCTTCGGCCTGCACCCGGAGGTCGATGTGCTCCAGGTGGATGCCGCCCGCGTAGCCCTCGACCATGACCACCGGCTCGGGGCCGAGGTTCCAGGCGACGGAGCGGGTGCGGGTCTCCAGGCGCGGGTAGTCGGTCGCGCCGATCTCGGCGGCGTAGGCCGGGTTGATGCCCGGGTAGGCGGTCACCGGGGTGCCGATCGGGTAGCGCTCGTTCCACTGCTCGGCGGTCAGGTTCATCGGGTGGTCTCCTCAGGCGGCGGGTTGGGTGGTCTGGTGGGTGAGCCAGGCGTCGAGCCGGGAAGGGTGGCTGCCGGCGGCGACAGAAGGGACGTCAAGCCGCCGCTCCTGACTGCTGGGTACGGGCGGTACGCAGAATCGCGTCCCGGTAGGCGGCGAGGAGCGGTCCGAGAACTCGGTCGATGCAGTCCTGACAGCACGCTCCGTTCCGCATGAAGCTCTCGTTCAGGGCATCCAGAGCGCTCTGCTCGTCGGGTTCGTCACTCATCGGGGCCTCTGGCTAGAGAAGGTGGACGGGCGGACGGACGGTCACCATGTGCGGTGCCGACGGCGGTGTGGGCAGTTCGCGCGGCGGTGCGGGAGCCAGCCTCCGACGGCTGTACGGCCGCTCCGCCGGCGCCGCGTGCGGTTCGTCGACGGCCTCCAGGCCGGCCGCGGCGACTTCGATGGCCTTGTCGTACGGGGTGCCGTCGATGTGGACGAAGTACTCGTTGCCCCAGTGCCGGGACGGGAGACCAACGACGGTCCCGACCCGGCCGGTCGCGATCACGCGCACCCGGGTCTGGGTGTGGTGGACGATCGGCGCCTCGCTGCGGTCGGCGAAGGCCCGGACCAGGCCGTCCCGCAGCCTCTGCGTGAACGCGTCGCCCTGTTCGGCGTGCTCCTGGCAGAAGTTGAGGAGCTTCTCGCGGCTCGTGCCTCGGCTAATCCAGCGGGTGGTGGTCGCGTCGGCCGTGCACGGGATCATGTCGTCGAGGTCCTCGCCGCCACCCGGCCGGGGTTTGTAGGTGAGGGCGACGTTCTCGCAGCGTGGCGTCACGGTGTGCTCCGGGGAAGCGGGGTGGTCAGGTGGTGGGGTTGGCGAGCAGGTCGGCGAGCCAGGGGTCGTAGTCGATGGGCTCGGCCACTCGGGCCGGCACGTCCAAGGCCCGGGCGATGCGACACTCCGCGCCGATCCGTGCGACGGCGGCCTCCCGGTTCTCGCGGCTCCCCCACTCGGTGGCCTTCTCGGCGACGGCGGCCGCGTCTCGCTGGTCCAGCAGCTCCTGGATGTCGTGGTCCCAGCCGTCGTGCGGGCCGGGGGTGCAGATGTGGACGATGGCGGCGGCGAGGATCTGGGTGGCGGTCACAGCGGGGGCCTTCCTGGCGGCGGTACGCGGGCGGGGTGGTGGTCTGGGTTAGGCGGCGAGGGCGAGGCGGGCGAACAGCTCGGCGGCGGCCTTGTTAGTCTTCGGCCGATACACGGCGAGCGCGGCGGTGATCTGGCCGGCGGTCAGGCGCTGGCCGACTTCCGTCGGCTCAGATCCAGGAGGCTCGTCTCGCCCATCAGGGCGGCATTCCGCTTGGCGATGCTGATTGCTGTGCGGATCGAGAACTCGGTGCCGGGGTCCAGGTCGAGCTCCTGCGCGATCTCATACAGGAGCTGGCGAGTCAGCTTGTTGATGCAGCCGTCAGCGCGGGCCCTGCGGACGAACACGATCGCACTGGTGGCAACCATGTCCGCGATCTCGCTGCGGGTCTTGCCCTGAGTGAGGGTGCCGGCCATGATCACCACTTCCGGTTCGCGTCGGTGCAGTCGAAGGTGGAGCCGTCCGCGTAGTGCTCGGTCCAGCCGAGCTCGCCGGTTTTGTTCGGCAGGTGGGCTACCGCGCGGCTCAGGTAGCGACCGCAGCTGGTGCAGATCCCGTCCTCGTCGGCCTCGGTATTGCGGCACTTGCGCTCGACGACCTTGGTCGGCTGGTGGCTGCGCTGATAGGCACTGCGGCGCTGCCCACTTGCGACGCCTTTCGTGTGGGTGGTCTGGGTGGTGGCAAAGTTGGTTCAGCCGACCTCCGCGACGAGGTGGGCGGTCTTCGGGTAGCAGGAGATGACCTGGTCGAGGATCGGCAGCTGCTCCGGCAGGTAGCCCGGGGTCACCTTCAGCCAGGACCGGTGCGCCTTGCGGGGCTTGATGCGGGTCAGCAGGCCGGAGCGGGTGATGCCGGCGGCGGCGAAAGCCTTCTTGATGCGGCCGCCGAGGACGGACTTGGTCGAGCCGATGAGCTTCTCGTCTGCGCCGAGGCTGGCCAGGTAGTTGCTGATGGTGGTGAGCCGCGGGTCGTTGAGGTCGAGGTAGTGGACCATGAGGGCGGCCTGGATGGTGCGGCGGATGGCGGTGATGGTGCGGCGCATGTTGCGCTCCCGCTTGGCTACTTGGCTCGGCCCGACGCCGTTCCTTGTAGCTACAAAGCTAGACCTCTCGTAGCTACAAAGCAAGACGGTCGACCAAGATTTTGTAGCTACGAAAGGGTGGCCGCGCCATTGCTGCTCGTAGCTACGAACCGCTACCCTGCAACCATGACCAACGAGACCCCGCCAGACGAACTCGCACCCCGGCAATTCCGCGCCTGGACGAGCGAGTGGAACGCCTTCGAGGACGCCACCAAGGCCATCCACCCCAAGGGCCGAAGCCCACGCGCGGCAGTCCTCCGCGACTTCATGCTCTGGTACATGCGCAGGCCCGGAGCCAAGCTGCCGGACCGACCCGCACCCGGCCCCTGGTCTGCGCCCCGCGAGGAGCACACCCAGCCCGCCGAGTAGCCCAAACTGCCCCGCCAGCCGCCGGCCGATGCCGTGCGGCCATTTGTGCTGCCCGCGCCCGGTCACCGATCCGCCTCGAAACGTCGTACCGGTATGCCAGACGCCTCCGCACGCCGCACACAATCCGCGGTCCCACGCGAACCCGGCAGCACGAACGCCAGACAAAACCGCGCCCCAGCCGCCACCATCTGCGCGTTCCGAATCGGACCCGCAGCCCGCCCATGTCGGTCCCAGTCGGCCGGCCACGCCTCCACCTCGACGCCGGCCCGCTGCGCCCACACCGCCGCCATCGCATCCGCACCCGTCGGACAGCCGCCGTGCACGACCACGATCGGCCGGAACGCCCTGAACGCCACCCCCAGCGCCCACTCCACCCGCGCCCGATCCGACCAGGCCCGCGAACCAGTCACCAGAATCCGCGACTTCGGGGTCACAGCAGCACCCCCGCATCCACCAGGCGCGCCACATGCAACGTCCGCGGCGTCACACCGCCGCCGTGCACCGGCCGGCACCACACACCCGCCGCCGCCCCGCACAGCCGACACGAAGCCTCAAGACCCGGCTGGCGCACCATCAGAAGCTCCGCCGCGTGCTCATCCCGCACCCGCTCCGCATCCCGCATCGACTGGCGCAGCTGCGCCCCGGCGTCCGCCAGGCAGCGCTTCAGGTGCTCCACGCCGCGGCGAAGTTCGGCCGCCTCGACCGGCGTCAGGCAGCGGCGCCCGGCGGCGTCGAGAATCTCCGCGAGACGGGTCGCGGGCGGCGGAGGAGCGGCCACGGGGACCGCCGGTTTCGGAACGGTAGTGGCGCTGTTCGCCATGATGGCTCCAAATCGGGGAGAAAAGGGGGCAAGAAGCGCCCAGCGGGGAGGGGGTGGAGTCATTGCCTTAAGCGGGCCTCGCGGCGCCTCTGATGCGCCCCGGGGGCCTTCGGTCGGTTTCGGATCCGCCACCGGACACCGCGACACCGGAACGTCATGACCGTCCGGCCGACGGCTCAACAGTCACGAAGCTCACCCTCGAACCCGTCGTCCGCGTACGCCTCAGTCAGGTACTCCGTCTCCCACTGCCGGAAGCAGCTGGAACAGCGCCACGCCGTGAACGTGTGGACGCCGTCATCGGACTGGGCGACGATCAGGGCGCGGGACAGACAAGCAGGGCAGTGCTCGGTGAGGGTCATGAGAGCGCTCCAGTGGGGGAGTGACCGGTGAACGGGTCTGCGTCGATGGGCTTGTAGGTGCGCCACGGCCAGGAGCCCTCGTGGCCTTGGCAGATGAAGCGGGGCCATTGGCGTTCGTCGCGTGCGCCCCGCCAGGGCAGGACACGGCGGGCGCGGTCGTCCTGCGCGGAGCGGGCGTCCTCGACCGGGCGCAGGCCGAGCCCGAACTCGGGCCAGCGCAGCCATAGGGAGCTGCCGACGGGCCGAAGTGTCCGCGGCCCCATCGGGCCGCCCTGCGGGGAGTGCGCTTCCATCGAGAGCGCGCAGCCGGCGGTGGCCCGCGCCTCGTCGAGGACGACGGTGATCTTTCGGGCGAGTTCCTCCGAGTTCGGATCGCCGTTGTGCAGCCGGTAGATCGGGCCGACGATCAGCAGGTCCGGCATGACGGCCTCGACGCGGCGCATGAGCCACGCCCTGCCATCACCGCGGGTCAGATCCACGCCTTCGGGCCGCAGGTCGATGTGCAGCTGCCCGCGAGCCACCGGTGCGCCCATGCGCTCGGCGACCTGGACCAAGCCCCGGTAGTGCCGGCGCGACTGACGCTGCGAGTTCTCGCAGTCCAGGATCAGCACCTTCTGCGGGCCCATCGGATTGGCATCGCCGAACGGCAGCAGACCGGCGGACGCGGTGACGCCGAGCTGGCGCTGAAGGAACGATTTTCCGCCGCCCTCTCCCGCCGTCCACACGATGCGGTCGGTGCGCTCCAGGTAGCCGGGCAGCGTCCAGTCGTAGTCGGGATCCTCGCCGGCGAGGAAGTCGTGGATGTCCTGGACGGGAGAATCCTCGACGGCCCGCCCCGCGTCTCGGACCTCACGCATCCGGGCGACGGCGTGTTCGGCGAGCTCGCTGGGCTCACCCTCGGAGGCGTAGCCGAGTTCACGGATCTCGGTGCCCGCGTGGACGAGGGCGCGGCGCAGGGCAAGGCTTCGGATCCGCTGGTTGAGCCAGCCGAGGCTGGGCCCGTGCTGGGCGGCGTCTATGCAGGTGTTGATGTAGTCGCGGCCACCGCACCGGGCGAGTTCACCGCGGGCCTCCAGGGCGGCGACGATGGTGATCGGGTCGATGGGGTCGCTGGTTTCGGCGATCGCCGTGATGGCCCGGTGCATGAGGGCGTGGGCGGGCCGGTAGTAGTCCTCGGCGGTGACGGTGGTGTCCCGTAGGGCACGGCGGGCGTCGCGGCTGAGCGTGATGGCGCCGAGGAAGGCCTGCTCGGCGGCCAGGTCGTTCGGTTCGGTCCGGGCGAAGTCGGCTTCGGCGGTCACTAGAAGACCCCCTGGTCTGCGTAGGTCTGGTAGTCGGTGGGTTGGCGACGCTGCTGTTGCGACTGGGCGCGAAGGCGCAGTTGGGGGTACTTCTGGCGCAGCTTCGGCATCGACAGGATGTTGCTGCGCCAGAACTCATCAGCCTGGGACCAGCGGATGGCGCCGAGGACGTCGGAGAGGGCGACCTTGTCGGCGTCGATCATGAGGCGGGCGGCGTCACGCCACCGCTTGGTGATGTTCGGGCGCTTGGTGCCGTTCGCGGCGATGAGGTCCGCGAGGAGCGTGCAGGCCTCCTCCACGTCCGGCCGCTCCTGGCGGGCGGACCGGATGTCGACGACATCCGCGACGAGAAGAGAAGGGGAATGGGGTAGGGGTAGGGGAAAACGCCCGCGCGCGCGCGTTGAGCCTGCCTCCACCACTTCCGGAAGGGGTTCCGCAACCCCTTCCTCATCCCCTTCGTGAAGGGCCGCCGCCGGGGGCTTCGGGTCCGGCTCGTAGAACGCCGCACGCAGCGCCGCGATGTGCCGCGACACCTCCTGCAGAGGCGACAGCCCCTTGCGGCCCGGCTCGTCACTCAGCTCGTCCAGCGGGATCCGCTCGACCTCCGCGAGCAGCGCGGCCCGCAGCCGACGCGACGAGATCTCCAGAGCGCCCGACACCATCGCGCCCATCACCTGCGGCTGCTTCCACACCCCGTCGTTGCGCACGAACGAGCGCACCAACAGTTCCTCGCTGTCCTCGTCCACGACGACGAACCTGCGGTCGGCCAAGACCGCAAGCTGGGTCCGCAGGACCGCCGGACTCAGCCCGTAGGCCTTGAAGCTCCAGCGCTTCAGCGTCAGCGGCAGCAGGCCTGCGTGGTTGAGGTTCGGCTGGCTGATGAGGAACAGGTAGAGCCGCTGGATCTCCGCGGGCAGAGCGGTGAAGTCAGGGTCGTCCCAGATGCGGGTGAGGACCCGTCCGTGACCACGTGCCATGTCGGTTTCCGATCAAGATGAGGTAGAGGCGGGGGCGGGCGGCCGACGGGCGCTTCGCTTGTTGAACAGCGGTTGCTCGACGGCGATCGCGGCGCGCTCGGCGGCGAGGGCATCGACGTCGGTTGACCAGTGCTCGATGGATACGAAGTCGGCCGCCGGCCACCAAGGGGCCTTCCTGCGGTGCTGTGGCCAGCGTTCGCGAAGCTGACCCGAAACCCCCACGTACAGCAGCCGCTTCCGAGAGTCGAAGAACCGGTATAGGGCTGTCTCCGGGTAGTAGCCGGGCTCCTCGGCAGGCATTGAGAGACGAGGGCCAGGGGCCGTCCGGTCGAACGGCCGGACCGGGAAGGCACGTAGCGGCGGCATGAGGTTCTCCTGGGAACGTCGAGTTGGCTCTTGGTGTGGACGGGATCAGAAGGGGGCCTCGGCCTGATGAGGCGCTCCCCAACTGCCGCCCTGCACCGACGGCTTGGACTGGGACCACGGGCCGTCGCCACCCCGGGCCTGCTGCGCCTGGCCCTGCCCGCGGTTCGCCCGGGTCACTTTCGCCGTGGCATTCCGCAGAGACGGCCCGACCTCCTCGACCTCCACCTCGAAGACGGTCCGCTTTTGGCCGTCCTTCTCGTACGAGCGCTGGTTCAGTCGGCCCTGCACGATGACGCGCATGCCCTTGGTCAGGGACTCGGCGACGTTCTCCGCCGGCTGCCGCCAGACGTTGCAGGTGAGGAAGAGGCTCTCGCCGTCCTTCCACTCGTTCGTCTGGCGGTCGAACGTCCGCGGCGTCGACGCGATGCGGAACTTGGCCACCGGGACACCGGACTGGGTGAAGCGCAGCTCAGGATCGTCGACTAGATTGCCGACGATCGTGATCAGGGTCTCTCCGGCCATGGCCGTCCTTCGGGTCGAGGGGTGAGGGCCTGCTCGGCGCAGACCTTGTGGGAGGGGCGGCGGTCCTCGTCGCGGAGATGTGTGAGGTCGCCGCAGTACCTGCACGGTTTGGCCTGGGTGGCCCAGTGGGAGCGGTCGCCCCAGGCCAGGATGGTCATGCCGCGGGCGTGAAGCGCCGGGTCTTGCTGAGGAGGTAGCGCTCTCGGGGGGTGAGCCCGCCGCAGATCCCGTGCCGGCTCTTGGTGTCCTTCTGGCCCTCCCTGTCGAGGGCGTCCTGCAGGCAGGCGGCGGCGACGGGGCAGCGCCCGCAGACCTTGCGAGCCTCCTCGACCTGGTTCCTGCCCTCGGGGCTGGTGTAGGAGACGGGGTAGAAGAGGTCGCCGTCGATTTCCTTGTCACAGCAGGCGCCGAGGGCTCCCCACCTCATCGGACCGCCCCCGTGCCGCGGATCCCGTCGGGCCACACGGCCTTGGTCAGTGCGGCGCGGTTCGCGGCCGGCATGACGGTGATGGGGTGGTCGAGGTAGTCCCGGCCGGCGGCCATGAGGACGACGGCGTCGGCCTGGTTGTCGTCGCCGCCGGTGGACCAGGCGGGCCAGCGGCGGGCGACGGCGTCCACGACGGCGGACTTGGTTGCCGCACCCTTGCCGGTGGCGTACAGCATGCGCTGCCGGGGGTCCATGAGGGCTACGGGGATCTCGGAGTCCGTGAGGTACTCGTAGAGCCGCCACCACAGCCAGCCGCGTTCGTGGCTGCCTCCGCCCGTGCGGGACAGGGCGGGTGTTTCCATGACGACGAGGTCGGGGCGTCCGAGGTTCAGCAGGATGGCGGCGGAGACCTTGCGCATCGCGGTGATGCGCTCGGGGTGGGGGAGCTTGGTGATCGGGCTCTTCTTGTCGGTGTGGCCGACGGTCTCGCACCAGCCGAGGGAGGAGGCGATGCCGGTGGCGGTGAGGCTGGTGTCGAGGCCGATGACGGTGGGGCCGTGGGTGAGGGTGCCTCCCGGGGGCGGGAGGAGTGCGGTGTCAGTCATCTCGGGTGCTCCAGGCGGTGACGGCGAGGATGATGAGGGCGGTTGCGGTGGTGGCGAGGACGGCGAGGGCGAGTTCGGGCCAGGCGTGGTCACTGGTGAGGTGGCGGAGGAGTCTGCGGATCACAGGGGGGTTTCGTCGGGGCCGCAGTGTTCGCGGTGGCGGAGGTGGTGGTAGAGCTGGAGGCCTTGGATGCCGGTGTGGACGCACCAGGCGAGTGCGAGGACTTGGGCGAGGGTCACGCGGCGAGCGGCTCCACCGTGGCGGCGGTGGCGCCGGCCTTCTCGGCGAGTTCCCGGTAGTGCTGCTCGTTGACGTCCTGGAGGGCGGCGTTGCGGTCTTCGAGCTTGCGGATCCGCTCGGCCGTGTCCTGGCGCTCGTGCCGCAGCTGCGCCTGGAGCCGGCGGATCTCGGCCCGGTAGCGGGCGCATCCGCGCAGTGCGCGGCCGAGGCGCTCGGCGTGGTCGACGGCGAGACCGGACCAGGTGGCGCTGCCCATCACCAGAGTGGCGTTCTGGAGCTGGGCGGCGGTCAGCTTCTTCGTGACCGCCTTGATGTCATCGGCGAAGCGCTCGGACCGGTCGAAGCTCACGGTGGCCTCGTTGCGGGTGGCGCCGAGCGCCATGTTGAGCTGCCGGACCCGGCTCTCCAGCCAGGTGATGCGCTCGTCCTTCTCCGCTATGCGGCGTCTACCGAACATCAGGGTCTCCCTTGAGGATGTCGCTGGAATCGATCAGGCCGCGGGCGCAGGCGATGCCGACGGCGTGGGTGGCGTTGACCGCCTTGAGTGCGACGAGGACGGCGCGCAGGTGGAGCCGTACGTCGCGTACGCCGATCTGCAGCTGGTCGGCGATCTGGGATGGCTGTTCGCCTCGGGCGTGTCCGAGGAGGACGGCCGACTGGAGCGGCGTGAGAAGGGGCGTGTCCCGGTCGCGGGCCTTCCTGCTCACGACGCCACCGCCACCGGCAAAGGGCGCAGCGGCCATGACCCGTCCACAACCGCCTCCGGGTCCCGCTTCTCGCCGGCCTTCTCCGAGCGCAGCCACGCCTGCAGCGACGCCGCGTCCTCGGCGGCCCAGCCGATCTGCCGGCGGTGCAGCTCGTCGATGTCGCACGCGAGGTCGTCGAACCGCTCGTACGGGCCCCGCCAGTTCCGCAACGCCTGCACCCAGTCGGGGCGTTCGTCGGCCGGCTTGTGCGCGATGACTCCCATGACCCACGCGGCCTGCGCGGCCTTGTAAGCGTCGTAGTCGGCGCCGTGAGCCTGCTCCTCGTCCCAGGACAGCACGTCGCCCTGCCCGTACGTCTCCACGGTCGTGCGCAGCTGGTACGGGCCCTGCGCGTCGGAGACCCGGCGTCGGTACGGGGCGGCGTGCCGGTCGAGGGTCATCGTGTCGATCACGCGCACCAGGGGGCCGGTGATCTCCTCCAGGGCGGCGCCGTGGTGACGGCGGACCTCCCGGTCAAGGAGGGTGAGGTCGTAGCTGCCGATGTTGTGGCCGACGAGCGGGATGCCGACTCCGACGGCCTCGGCGACGGCCTTCACGATCTCGGCGATGGCGCGGTCTGCGGGCTGTCCGTGTTCGGCGAGGTATTCGTCGGTGAGCCCGTGGACGGCGATCGCTTCGGGTGCCTGTGGGACGCCGGGGTCGACCAGCCAAGTGGTGCGTTCGGTCGGCAGGCCGCCGCCGACGTGGATGAGGGCGCAGGACACGATGCGGGCCGTGTCGGGGTGCTTGTCGCTGGCCTCGAAGTCGAGGGCGGCCATGCGGTTGAGGTGCCAGGGCTTGTGCATGCTGGTCCTCCTCTCGGAAGTTGGGGATGATGGATGGTGGCGGGACCGCGCCTGTTGCGAGCGGGCGCGATCCCGCGTTGCTTACGAACCGGCGCGCTCCTTGCCGATCCGGATCACCATCGCGCCGATCGGCTCCTCGTCCCCGACCTCGTTGGTCACCAGAGCACCGACCTGCCTGGACTGCTGGAGTTCGTGGTGGATCTGCCGCAGACGGCCCACCGGGGTGTCCGGGTTGGTGATCTCGTCCAGGTAGGAGGCCGCCGGCCGGACCGGAGCCTCACCGCGCTCGATGTACGAGCTGTCCGGGTCAGGGTCGTTGGTGGGCGTCAGGCCGAGCGTCAGCAGCAGGGTCCGCAGCGCCACCGACTGCGCCTTCGTGGTGGACTTGTCGGCCGTATCGAGGGCCTCACCTCGCGTCTGAACGGTGAGGAAGTCCCCCATGGGGCCGAGGATCTGCCACGTGGTCAGGACAGTGCACTCGCGCATCTTGCTGCCGGACTTGGTGTTCTTCTCCCCGTACTCGGCCTCGACCTTCAGCGGGATGACGTTGATCCCGTGCTTGGCCGTGACCGGGCCGAAGACGTTGACCACGGTGTCGACGCCGCGGAAGTTGAAGCGGGTGCCGGACTGGTTGTACATCTCGCCCTTGCCGATGGCGCGGATGTCGCGGCGGACGCGGAGCCACGCGAGGTGGACGGGGATCATGTCCGGGTCGTTGTCGCCGAGGTCGTACTGGCTCATGTCGGGAAGCTGCTCAGCGGCCGCAGGGTGGCCGGCGGGGGCCGGTCCGGTGGTCGAGGAGGGCTCGGTGCGGCCGGCCTTCGCGGCGGCCCGCTCGGCGAGCGTAGGCTGAGTCATGCGGCGTGCCTCTTCCGGATGTCGTTGGGGATCGTGATCTGGCTGTAAGACCGGTCCTCGACACAGTCCGCGTACGCCTCCGGCCAGCGCTCGGCGAGCCGAGACAGGTCCGGGGTCTGCTTGCTGCGCTGCTCAATCGAGTACGCGGGCCGGTCGCCCAGCACGGCCATCTCGGCGCCACCGAGAGCGGCGAGCATGCGGGCCTTCGCTGCCTTCTGCCGCTTCTCCGCAGCAGTGACGTCGGCTCGGGCCTGCAGATAGTCGGCGAGGGCGTCCTGGGCGTCGCCGTCGCGGTCGATGTGGACGACGCCGGAGCGCTCTGGGTGCAGCCGCCTGTACAGGTCGAGCAGCGGGTCCGGGTCCGCATCGGGGTCGAGGACCGGCGGCCGGCCGTTGAGGATGCGCTGCCACAACTCGGTGGCGGCGGCCCGCAGGTCGAGTACCAGTTGCTGGTGGTCGGCGACGCGGACGGTGAACTGCCGGTAGTCGTTCCCGCCGATCTTCACCGCGACGTGCATGTGCTCGAAGCCGCACACGTCGGCCTGGTGCAGGGTCTGCGCGAGGACGTCGTCGGGGCAGCCGCGCCGCCACATCGGGGCTTTCATCTTGTCGCGGCACTTGATCTCCAGCGCACACTGAGTGCCGGGCTCGATCGGGCACTCGGCGACGCGGCGGTCGAGGGTGCACATCTGCCACGGCCGGTCGATGTTGGCGACGAGGCCGACTCGACGGACCACGGAGCGATTGCTCATGGCCCAGCGCCGGGCGACACCTTCTTCGTCGACACGGCCCCAGTACGCGGGCTCGGAGTCGTCGGACTCCAGGGGGAGTTCGCCGCGCTTGTCGTAGTAGACGGTGAGTTCGTTGCCGTACTTGGAGAGGCCGAGCATGGCGGCGATGTCACTGCTGCCGATGCCGCGCCGGCGGGCAGCGAGCCAGGCACTACGGTCGGCGTCGGCGGGCAGGATCAGCCGGGCGGTGGGGGTGATGCGGCGCCCGGCTGCCGGGGCGATGTGCCCCGGCAGCTCAGTGACGGTCATCAGTCCTCCGAGTGGAAGTCGAGGGTGAGGGGGCAGCTGTCGGGCCGGACCAACTCCAGGGCGCGGAACGGCCAGTCACAGCGGCGGAAACGCAGCCCGGCGATGGCTCGGAGACGGCGGGTCACCGGGTACCGCCCGGTTCGTAGCTGCCGCCGTGGACGCTCTGCACGTGACCGTGCAGCTCGGCCTCGGCCGACCCGTCGTCCACGTGCCAGACGGTCGTCCGCCAGCCACACGCGCCGCACGCGCGGGAGACCTTGGCGTTGCGCTCGTTCATGGGAGCCCCAGCGAATGGGTTGAACTCCGAGAAGTAGCCGGTGCAGTCGTCGGACTCGCACTCGTACGGGTCGAAGCCGGGCTCGTCGCACCGGCACACGGGCTCGGTCACCGGCCGTCCTCCTCGGTGTGGAACGTCGCGTACGGGAACCGCTCCACCTCGGACGCCCGCACCGACCGCACCCGGCGACGCGCCGACCAGTCGAACCAGCCCAGCAGCACGAAGCCGACCAGCGCAGCGACGATGACGAAGGCAGCCATCAGGCACCGTCCTTCCGGCCCCAGTTACGGGCCCGCTGGTAGTCGGCGCTCGCCTTCCGGCAGTCCGCGCACGCGGGCTCCTTGCGGTACCGGTGCTGCTGGTAGCCGGCCAGCGTGCCGTGCGCGATGGGCTTGCGTCGCCCGGGCGTCGGCGTCGCGTTCTGGCCGCGCTTCGCCTCGGCGTTGGCCTGGCGGCACGGCTCGCACGGCTCGTCGCCGTGCCGCAGGTGCCGCGCATACGCGGCGGGCGTGCCGTGCGGGGCGAGGGCCTTGCCGGCGCGGCGGCGCAGGCCAACCGCGTACAGCAGCTCCTCGACCTCCATCTCGGACAGCTCGGCCATCACGCGGCCCCCCTCTGCTGCGGAACCGCCGGTCCGACCATGGACCGCAGCACCTCGACCAACCTGCGCGCGTCCGCCGCCGCGTACCGCGCATCCGTCCCACCGAGGCGGTCCAGCAGCTTTTCGACCAGCGTGTCCTGCGCGGGGCCGGACGCCTCGGCGATCGCCACCAGCTCGGCAGTGACGTCCTCCGGTGACTCGGCCATCTCCGCCGCGAGACCGCGCATCAGCGCGGACACCAGCAGGTGCGCGTCCACCGCAACACCCAGACCGGTCGGGCGGACCCACAGCGGGTACGGGCCGTTGATCCGCTCGGCCGGCCGCTGGAGCATCCCGGCCGCGTCGAGCGCGGCGGCGATCTCCTCAGGGGTGCCGGCGGTGTTGGCGATGAGGATGGCCGCGCGCCGCGCGACCGGGTTTTCGGCGGTCATCGGGTCTCTCCCATCAGCTTGTTGTGCTCCGCCGCGTACAGGTCGACCGTCGCCTGCGACCACTCCGACGGGTCGCCGTGGTCGTCGATGAACGCGCCCATCAACAACAGCTCCGGGTCGGTCTCCAGCCAGTTCTCTCCGGCCGCCAGCGCGGCCGACCGCTCTTCCGGCGAGTACTCGGCCATCACGCCACCCAGCCCATCCGGCGCGCCACCGCCGCCTCACGCAGGCGGATCTCCCGCAGCCGGGCCTCCTGCGGGCACACGTGCCGCACCAGCAGGGTGTCCGGCAGTTCCTCGTTCTCACGGCTCAGCGCGGACACCGTCACCCGAACACCGGGCAAGCCGGCCAGCTCCGGCCACGACACCTTCCACTGCATCTCGCCTAGCGCGTACAGCTGGCCGTCGACGCGGCGCTCGCAGCGCGACGCGGCCGACGCGTCCCCCCGCGGGATCGTGTCGTACCAGACGCCCAGGTCGGCGACCGAGCGCACGGACAGATCAACGGTGGAGCGGTCCGGCGAGACGACCGTTTCCGTGACCACCGTGTTCGGCACCCGGGCGACCAGCGCCCCCAGTGCCTGCCTGAGCTGGTAGTCCGCCAGCAGGTCGTGAGTCTGCGGCGACCACTGCGGCAGGTCGGTGACCTCCGCCAGCACCTGAAACCGGGCGGGGATCGGCGGACGGATGACCGGGGTGAAACATTGGGTAGGCTGTGTGATCACGGCCTGCCTCCTAAGTGTTGAAGGGGTGGGTGGGCCGGGGCCGTCCCTGGTTGGCGCCAGAGGGGCGGCCCGACCGCGTTCTTTGCCAGGTGAGTGCCCTGCGGCTAGGCAGCGGCCCGCCGGGTCGGGGCCTGGTGCCGGCGAAGCTGGTAGGGGTGGGTGCCGTTGCGCCACTGCTCCTCAGCCTCGGCGCGCTGCCTGATGATCAGGGCCTCGATCGCCTCGACGGAGCCGAGCCGGTGCCCCGGGTAGTAGGCGGCCTCCGCGGCCTCGCGGGGGGTGCGGGCGTCACGCTCGGCGCGGGCCTGCCCGGAGATCAGCGCTGCGGCCGATATGGCTTCCCGTCGTACGGCTTCCCGCTGGGTCGTCACGCCGCCGCCTCGTCGCATGCGTCGCCGCTTTCCTGAGCGAGGAGGGTGGCGTTGACTCCGTAGGTGGTGGAGAGTCTCATGAGGGTGAACAGCGACAGGTCTCGGCCATTCATGAGCCGTGAAACGACGCTCCTGTCGAGGCCGGTGCGCCTGCTGATGTCGCTCTGGCGCCGGTCACCTTGGGCTTCTGCGGCACGGCGTAGCTCAGTGACGTTGAGCTTAAAACTGGACATAGTTCACCTCCGTTGCTGAACAGGGGGCTTTTGTCTCGTGAGCCAAGTTGCTGGCTCGACAACCAAACTACGCCTGGCCAGTTTGGCTTGCAAGCCAAACTTTCGACTTATCTCGCCGGAGTGGCGCTGCTAGCGTTTGACCGTGGTCGCGCGAGTTGCAGATGGCCCGGAGATCACCCAAACAGGGGGAACCCGTGAGACGCGCGTAGATCAGCCTCGGGGTATCGCTATCCTGGCGATGCCGAGCGAGCAACATCACGACGGAGGCATCCATGACGACCGCGGACTTCGCCACATGGCTCGCCGACCTCGCCCTCGCCGCCGGCTACGACACCACCCCACACCGCGGCGGCCGACGCGCACTGGCCACCGACATGGGTGTCGACCCCTCCGTCATCGGCAAAGCCCTCAGCGGCACCGCCCCCGCCATTGAAACCCAACGCCGCCTCGTCGAAGTCCTCAACCGCCGCGGCGTCCGCGTCACCCTCCGCGACATGCTCATCCGCTCCGGCACACTCTTCGAGGAAGACCTGCCCCAGCCCGACGAGCAACCCCCGCCGCCGGCCACCGACATCGACCTCTACGCCGTCGCCGCCAAATACGGAGTACCCACAGAGCGCGCCCACCTGTTCGTCAAAAGCGTTGAAGCGGTCGCAAACACGTTCGCGGACGACAAGAAACCGCTACAGTAAGCCTGATCGCAAACGGGTGGGCACCCATGTGCGATAGAGGTGGTATGCCGTGCCGTCAACCCTCCCGAAGTGGCGCCCCGCGCTCGCCTTCGCGACGGCCATCGGGCTGACCGCAACCCTGTGCGGAGCCCTCGAAAGCGACCGGCCGGTCGAACTCGCCAGCCTGGCCCTCCTGACCGCCACGCTGCTCCCGCTCCTGGCCTCCGTGGCGCGCGGATGGCTGAGCCGCGCCGAGGCCATAGCCCTCCGGGAACAAACCCAAGCCGAAGCCTTCGCCATAGCCATCAGCTTGTGGCGCGAAGGTCAGCTCACCGAGACGTCCAGCTCAGACGGGGAATCCAACTCCGCCGTCCGGGACCGCTCGTAGCATCTGTAGCTGCATCAGAGATGGCTCGCAGCAGACCTGAACGGTCGGCTGCCGGGCGGCGTTCGCACTTCCTCGGAGAGCCCTATGAGTGATCACGACCTCAACGAGCCAATCCCCGCCATCGGCTACACCCGCGTCAGCATGGCCCGCGAGGAGATGATCTCCCCCGAGATCCAGAGAAGGGCCATCCAAGACTGGGCCCGGCGGACCAACCACCGCATCATCGACTGGGTCGAGGACCCCGACAAGACCGGGCGCAACTTCAAACGCAAGATCATGCGGGCGATCGAACGCATCGAATCGGGCGAAGCGCGCGTGATCGCCGTCTGGAAGTTCTCCCGCTTCGGGCGAACCCGCACTGGCGTCCCCGCCAACCTCGCCCGCGTTGAAAAGGTCGGCGGCCAACTCCTCTCGGCGACCGAAGAAGTCGACGCGCGCACCGCGATCGGCCGCTTCCAGCGCGGCATGATCATGGAGTTCAACGCCTTCGAATCCGACCGCGCCGGCGAACAGTGGAAGGAGACCCACCAGCTGCGGCGAGACGAGGGACTCCCGCATAAGGGAGGGCGCCGCTTCGGCTACATCTGGCACCCGCGGAAGGTCTACGCCCCAGACGGCACGATCACGATCCAGCAGGAGCGGTACGAGCCGGACCCAGCCCTGCAGGACGTCGTGAGGGACCTCTACGAGCGATACGTCGCCGGGACCGGTTTCGGGAATCTCGCGGCCCTCCTCAATGAAGCCGGGATTCCGAACGCGCTCGGTTCGCTGTGGAGCAACCGGACAGTCTGCCTCTACATGGACTCCGGATTCGCTGCCGGCTACCTCCGCATCCACGATCCCGCCTGCAAGCTTCCGTACCGGAGCAACTGCCCGGCCCACAAGCTCATCAGGCACCCCACCAAGCAGCACCCTGCCATCATCAGCAACGAGCTCTGGGAGATGTATCAGGCCAGGCGGGGTTTCACCAAGACCGCAGCCCCTCACTCCCGAAAAGCCAAGTATCCACTCAGTGCACTCACCCGCTGCGGACTGTGCCAGGCGGCAGCACTCCGCGTGGGCGGCCAGCGAGCCTATGCCGCCTACGCGTGTACCACGAGGCACCAGAAAGGCGCCACGGTATGTCAAGGTGTTCGGACGCCTGCGGCAGACGTGGAGGCTGGCGTGCTGAAGTGGCTGGCTCGGTTCGCCGATGAGATTGACGCCGATCCGGGCAGCGAGCCGGCCGCCGAGTCGCGACTGCGCGGACTGAGCTCGACTCTCGAGGAGAAGCGCGCCGCAGCCAAGAGTGAGGTCGAGAGACTAGAGCGGGCCGTGGCGAAACACATGCGGGTCTACGCCATGAGCGAAGAAGAAGACCCCGACGGAACGCTGGAGCGTGAATACCTCGCGACGCTGAGCGACCTTCGGGCGGAGAAGGCCGCCGCAGCCGCGCGGCTGACCGCGCTCGATGAAGTCCCCGGCGAAACGCAGGTGGCCTCCATGAAGGCTGCCGCAGCGCCAGTCGCGGCTGGGCTCGTGGCAGAGTGGGACTCCATGCCGCCCGATCGCACGAATGCCCTGCTCAGGCGGCTGATCGACCAGATCGAGCTGCGGCCAGGTGGCATCGTGGACGTGGTTCCAGTCTGGGAGGCGTACCGCGATAGCCTCGACGCTCCCTAG